CGATACAGCTTGTCGATAGATACGATACATATTGGATTCGTGATTTCCGAAGAGATAATTAATATTCTTACAATTGATTCGTGTGAACCATTCCAAGACTTGTTCATCTGTAGCATTCAGAAAACCATCACCACAATAATACAAATAATCATCTTCTTTGACTCTGGCATTGATTTTACTCACCACATCATTCAAAGATTCTTGAGGTGATGAATAACCACGCATCTGCCAAATGGGAGTTGGCCATTTTGGATCATGGAAATTATGCCAATCGCTTGAAAAGAAGATTTTGTTTCGATCTTCCCATTTATGTTTAATAATTTTATTCATACTTTTTCAATCACATATTCACAATCAAAATCATCATCGTAATATGACGACCGACCGAAAGTTCTAATTTTAACACGATATTCACCATCTTCCAAATCAAAGAATTCTTTGAATGGGAATTTATATTCCACTCCAAACATATTAACATCTTCAAAGAAAAAATCAACCTGCATTGGATTACTTTTTCTTTTCAGAATGGTGATGTCCTTTCTCGAATGGATACCTTTGTTACTACTATAGTAACATGTCTTCACTCTGATAAAAAAATGATTTGGACATGATTTAGTTACTTTTTGTGACAAAGATTGTATGTCAATATCAAGTGTCATCTTCTTGAATTTTTTTGATAATATCATCAATTCCTTGAACGTATTCAGGGGGGTGATCATCTTTCTCAATCACAAGACATGGGACACTTCTGATACCATGCTCTCGAAACCATGAAATGTTTTCTGGATCATTGTAGCTTTTAATATCAACAGTAAGACCCATTTTTTCAATTTTTGCTTTGAGCATGTGGCAGGGACCACAACTCGCCGATGTTGCTAGTATTTTTTTCATAATTTTTTAACACCAAATACCTGGCTGTTTCCAAGGTGGATTAGGTTGAATATCCCACCAATCACCATAATGTTTTTTATATTTTTGGTTATCGGTTTCTCGATATTGGTCAATATACTTTTGTAATTCCTCCAATGGACTTGGTGATTTATCTGTTGCAAAAATGTTCGACAATCCTTCGTATAAATCGCGAGCCTCTTCTTCAGTGTATACGTAATCCTTACCGTTGATGGTGATGGTTACTTTTGATTCTTTTTTTACTGTTACTTTTGAGTTCATATCAATTCAATTTTGCTCCCACTGCTTGGGAAATTCTCTTGTTATCGCATTGACCATTGGCAGCTTCAACAACTGCTTTAATCACTCGACCCATGTCCTTTTTACTCGACGCACCTAAATTGTCAATAACTAATTGCACATTTTGTTCCAATTCGGCATTCGACCATTCAATAGGTAGATAGCGTTGCAAAACACTGATTTCAGCTAGTTCTTTATCAGCGAGTTCTTCTCGACCGCCAGATCGAAATTGATCAACACTGTCTTGTCTTTGTGCAATCTGTTTGCGGATTAGATTGATAATCTCTGCATCACTCAGTTCGCCTTTTTTAGCAATTTGAGCGTTAGTGATTGCACTTTGCAACATACGCAACACTCCCAAATCTACTTGAGATTTGTCACGCATTGCTTGAATTGTATCTTGTTTAATATTGTTTAACATTTTCTTAATTCCTTTCCTTCTCCATTTAACATTTGTGTTGCAGCTTTTAATAGCTCGTCGGGATTTTTCATATCAGGTGCGAAGAATTTGAAGTCTTCTACTTGGTTTTCCCCTCCAGCGATTTCAATCACTGCGTTTTTAAAATGTTCTTCTAGTAAGTTAGTAATAAATTCTGCCATTGACTCGTTTGATACCATAGCTATATGCTCAAGACCTCGGCTATATATTTGATATTCGCCATTCAATTCGCGATACTGAAATAATTTACCATCCCAAAAAGTTTCTGATGGACGTAATTTATCGGATTCACATTTCATAGTTTTTCAATTTTTTGTTTTCCTCTCTCAACTTCTCAATTTCGTCTGCTGCGCGGGGAATACACTCTAATTTTTAAGCTTCGTTGCGAATTTTCTCGATCTGCTCTTCGAGATTCTTGATTCGCTTGTTCTTTTCTTCTTCTAGCGATTGTTTATATTTTTCCCAAACTTTATCAGGGATAACCAAATCTTTAATTGGTTTTTTAAGCCAATAATGTATTGTAGTGACATTTTTACAATTTAAATATTCTTCACAAATATCATCAAAAACTTTTTGAGCATGCGCTAAGGCTTCTTCTCGCGTTTCAAATGGATAGACTCGGCTCTTACTACCAGAACCATCAGAATATTGCGAAATACCGTATTGCAAATCACCATTCGATGCCCCTGCGACTACCAATAATTTGAGATTTCTGACTTTACCATCATCATAACCATCTGACGTATACATTTCATCATCCCAAGTGGAAATTCGTGGATTCCAAGTGTCGTCGATGAAAAAATAATTGATTTTACCACTCAACATCAATTTAAGTGTTTTGAGTTGTGATTCATTTGAATTATTGACAAAATATAAAAGAGAATCTACTTTTAAGGAAGCTTTAGCGACCGCATTTTCAAGTTTTCTTTTTTGATTCGTGATTTTTCCTTCCCATTCATTTTTTTCACGATAGTAGCGAGCTTCTAGTTCCCGCAATTGCTTCTCTTTCCAACTTTCTACTGGTTGATCGTGAAGACCTTTAACGACAAAATTTTCTCCACTTGGGATTTCAGCACCATTCGCAGTTACAAAAATTTCCTGAACAATTGTTTCCGTGTTATTAAGTTTGCCAACTACCGATACTTTTTTTCCATCTGTTGTGTATTTAACTTCCATGTTTTTCAGTGTATTCTATTTTTTAAGGATGTCAAGCTCTTTCTTCACTGCCGCGATAATTTTCTCCAGATCGCAACTATACCATCCGCTTGTGAAGATATTATTGATTTCAATAATCTTCTGATCGTCGGTAATGTCCACTACCACATGTTTCGGTAAAAGACATTGACTGTCGAACCATTTCTGCGCGAATTTAACAAGATCATCAGGTGCATGTTCTCCTTGTTTAGGATTACCATTCTCCATGTAAAGACTGCTGCTGATTACTTTGCCGCCAACAAACACAAAGCGATACTCGCGGTTGATTGTTTTTGGGTGAGCAACCACAAACATAATATCGTCGCTATTTATTTGTTTTAAATATTCGACTTCGTTCATGAATTCACTGCGCGTGAAAACGCCACCAGTAAAGTTTTTATTACCACTAGCACTGCGAATCCATAGCTTGTCACGATGCTCCAAAGATTCAGATACTTCTCCCCATGTATCGAACCAACAATCAGCGTTTAACAAATCAGGCAGGGATTTCCAATGGCTGTAATTATAGAATCGTGGGTCATTATTGAATGGAAAGCGCAAATCAGGCAGTCCAAGAGTCTTGAGTGCAAACTTTACGCTATTGTCGAAAGCAATGCTTCCTCGCGCTACAATAGGTGTGAAACCATTACGCCGAATATCTTCATCGCGGCACAAGTCTTCACAAAAGATATGTTCACCCCAAAGCTCTCGCTCGTTTTCGAAATAACTGTTAATGAGTATCATAATTCTAATATTTTCTCCATTGCCTTACGCACGACTTTATCATCAATTTCTCGATTGTCAAGAAGTAGGAACGCAATCGACGTTTTCCATCCCGTGAACTCTTCTTGAATCGCCGCAGCTTGCTCTTTTCGAGTAGCATAATTACGAATGAACTCCATCCGTTCACGCATTTTCTCAACACCTTTCACAAATTTTGCATAAGCATCGGTGATTTGACGCGCTTCATCTTTAATTTTTTCTGCTATTTCGAAGTCCAGAGACTCCAACACATAATTATAAAAATCTTGATAATCCAAAAATCTTGGAGACTCGACAAACAAATCTAAAACATTGTCCAACCCTCTCAAACCAAACGATAATTTATGGAGTGAAAGATAATGACTACTTTTAAATTTTTTCAATGTCTGACCGTCAGGAGAGTAAGCAACAACCCCCTCCTTCCCTCTCCACGCTTCAACATCGGCAATACAATCTGCGATATTTTTATAAATATATTTTTGAGGTCGATCAATTCCAATTCGCTGCGCAAAACCATCCAAAACGCATTGTGAGACATATTGCCCTGTCTTATGACAAATAATGCCCAAAAGAGTCAATTTTGGTTCATCGCTTTCACGCAAAACGATAATTCTTTTCGGAGTTGTGTGTTCGCATAAAATGGTATAATTTTCAGAATTAATAAATTCGTTTTCGTAAAGAAGCGGATACTTTTCAATAAATCCGTCCAATTCGTCACCAGTCTCATGTTCTCTCGCGTCAAACACACCCCTTGTTCGCATCAAGATATTACCATCAATTTTTGATATACAAAGCAGTGACCCATCTACTTTGTAACGAGCCTCAAACTCCCAAGAATGATCCCACGGTTGAAATTCTGGGTCTTCGCCCCAATTTTTAAATTTTTTGAAACCTAAGCTATAAATTTTACCAGTGTCCTCGTCAAATAGACAACTGCGAAAAAATTCAGTTTTTTCGCACCATTTTGTCTTAATATCCGTAGGGGTGATTAGCACCATATTCTTGCCGAACATGGTTCTCCTCTTCGCTACAAACCCTTCTGGAAGATTTCTATAAAAATTTAAAGTATTTTTCATTCTAATTGAAGTTTTATGATAAAAGTGTAAATAATATTTATGAAGATATTTGATAAATTCGAAGACGTGCCTGGGATATACGTTATAAAATGCTTAGTAAATGGTAAATATTATGTAGGTGAATCTGTAAGTATTAAAAAAAGGTTGCGCCGCTATAAAAAAGAGAGATATCAAGTAATAGGTAAAGCTTTGGATCGTTACGGGGATGAAAATTTTGAAGTTTATGTCGAATATTTACCAAATTTTAAAAAAATTGATCTATTAAATTTAGAAGAGCAGTTAATAATCAAATTTAATTCTCTAGTTCCGAGCGGATACAATGTTTGTAAAAGGGGGCTGGATTTGACTGGTATGAAACACACAGAAGAATCCAAGAAAAAAATAGGTGATACCCATAGGGGAAAAGTCGTAAGCTCCAAAACAAGAGAAAAGTTATCTAAAATTTTCAAAGGTAGAAAAATATCACAAGAATCAATAGAAAAAATAAGAAAAAAGACTAAAAAACCAATATTACAAATAAACCCTGCGAACGACGAAATTATTGCAGAATGGGATTCCATAAAAGATGCTACTAATTTTTTGAGTAATGGTAAAAATAGAACTGGTGATATATCAAAGGCAATTAAGGGGATTCGGATGAAAACCGCTTTTGGTTTTAGATGGGAATTTAAAAAATGAATCGCATGATAAGCCAGCACTCATCGCCAGCGATGGTGCAATCTTTGAAGTTAAATTCTTCTGTACTTGGGAGTTTCATGTCAAATAATTAATTGTAAAATATTTTTTTATATTTTTTAGGAATGTCAATTAGAAATGCTTGGCATTTTTTATTCGTTTCGAATGAATGGGGGAGGTTGAAATCAAAAATAGCACCTTCTCCTTTGTTCAACCAACATCCATCCACTTTTTTACCATCCCATGCAAAAAGCTTACCACTTCCCGAAATCATTAAACAGAGCGTCATTGCTGATTTTGGGGAGATATTATCAGTATGCATTCCAACGCTTTCAAAAGCATAAATCGCTTGCTCATAAACTTTGGGTCTTTTGATTCCGCGATTTTTCAAAAAATCCAGAACAAAATCCTTCACCTTAATCGAGCTACTAAGAGGATCGACTTCTCCATGATCAAGTTTTCGTTTATAATCAATTTTAAAGCTAAGGATTTTTTGCCTCTCTTCTGTTGAGATTTGAATTTTCATAAGCTCAGTGTAGTCTAGTTTTTTAATGTTTAGTATTTTCCCAGATTTTATCAAACTCTTTTTGATCAATCCACCAAAAATGTTCGATTTCTGGATCATGTTTACTTGTTTCGTTTGTCCAGATAGTATAACCCTCGCCATCAAGAATCAAAAGAAATGGATATTCCTCTGGTGGCTTTTCAACTGAATATTTATTATTGTGACATATTTGAGAGCCGTCACCATCATGCCAAGACCATTCACATTTAGTAAATGTCGGTAATGGTGAATCCTTGTAAAACATAGACTGTTCTCTTTTAATATACAAGATATACTGCTTGTGTTTAGGCAGTTCTTGTTTGGTTGATTTAAATTGGATGTTCATTTTTATTGTTTAATTTGTTGCTTTCAAACCACTCGTCGAGTGTCAGAATTTCGGGATAATCACACAGCATACCTTTTTCAAATTTTTCTCCAAGGAAGCAAAAAGGATCTTCTTTTTCATAGAGTGTAAAAAAATCAACAAAAGCTTGCTCTTTACTAGAGTATTCAAACGGTAGATGTTCGTATCCACAATAAGCACCTTGATCATCCCAAAAGTATCGCAAAATTAGTTTTTGCATATTAGTATTTCCATCTCCAAGTCAAATCACAATGATCGCGAGGAACGTATTTGTTTTTCTCGTCATATTCTTCCTTCTCTTTGGTGAGTTGTTTGAATACTTCCTCAAAAGAATCGTGATCTACATGATCTTTCAAAGCGTTGAAAATCCCTTCTTTACTATCAACTACTCTCCTCCCCATGCAACGAAGAGTATATAGGATTTTCGTATTGGTTTCGATGTCTGAATTGCATTTGAATTGGATGTCTACCCACATATCCATCAAAACTTCAACATTAGTGCTTTCATCGACATTGAAATTATGATGCAAATACATGCTTCTAATTGTTTTCACAAGGATGTCTTCATCATCATAAATATCCACGCACTTGTTGAGAATTCTGCTCATAAGATATGCGCTCATATACTGATTATTTTTAGAAATAATAGCAAACAAATCGCCTTGCAGGTTAGAAATAACATTTTTGACAGGAGTTAAGCTTTCAGACATTTCATCAGCATACCGATTCGCGGCATAAAGAAACGATTCAACCCACTTCCAAATATTAACTACTCCTCTTCCGTTGACAACAGAATGCGAGATGAGATTTTCGATTTGAATGGCGTTCTCTAAAACATCAGGTTTATGCTCAAAAACATAATCTTGTCCTTTTCTTTTTTGCTTTTCAAAACGCAAATCTTCCATGTGCGCTTCAAAAGCAGTTGAAATCAGAGCGCAGCCATTAAAAGAGTCGCTATCAAAGCTGTCGCCATAAATCCAAAACCCAGGATCACCTGTTTGATTCAATAGCGCAGGAAACAGCTTACCTTCGTATTTTTTCAGCCTTTCTGTTTGGTAATCGTTTTGAAGATGACGAAGTTCGTCTTCAATGTGATGAATAGCCCATACGATTTTTTTGTATCTTTCTTGATTTGATAGTCCCATATTATTATTTTTTGTTTAATGTTTCCACGATTCTAATAGCAAGCCATGTTGGTAGTTTGTGTTGTTCTTTCATGCTTTGAGCATATTCTAGTTTTTAAGCAATCGATTTTCGAAGAGGAAACACGATCATAAATCCACAGATACTTTCCGACCATAGCTTATCATCCTCAAGCCAAAAATACCAATTTTCTCTCATCGTATGATAATGAAAGAAACTCAAAGTTTCAAAATTACCCAAATACACGAGTTCACCACGTTCATTACAAAAGTAGTTATACCCCATGTCCCTTAAGTAAGGGACAACATTATTAGGAGATATTAGATCGCGCTTCATTTTGATAACCCACAGTGTTCACACCACTCTCTCAATTCACCGTTCAATTTCCTACTTCTATCAGGAACGACGACAAATTTATGACCTGTCTTTTCTAGACACTCTTGATACAGTTCCGCTTCTTCCGCTGCCCATCTTTTACAGGCTTCATTCAATAACTCAGAACGTTCTTGAGCGTGTTTTTTCACCAAATCCCATTGTTTTTTATAAATTTCTTTAGCAATTGGATCTCTCATAACCACCCTCCTTTTCCAAATATAGAATCCATCAAATCTATTTTATCAAAGGATTCTTTAATCTCTTCTTTATTCAATTCAACACCATCTTGATTATAGATTCTAAAACGATAGTAAAATGGAATCTCACGAACCAATTTCATGATATCCATCAGATAACGACTATAATGTCCAAGAACCCAAGTCTCTCCACCATCGTTAGAGTATTTGTAATAATAAAATTTATGATTCACGGTTTTTCAAAATGTATTCAATTACTCTTTTTGTTTCTGGTTGAATATGTTTAACATTTGCTAGAATATTTTGCAAATGATCGGTCTCACAATTCTTGAGAAGAACGTATTTCAAAGGGGATTTACCATCTTTACCAGAAGTCCCCCAAATGAAATTATCCGCTTTCACACTCATATCATTAACATCTGGATACTCTTCGGGTGATAAGATTTTGCCTTGTTTAACATCCCAAATACCTCTGGTTTCTTTGTGTCTGTTGTAGATTTCAGCGAAGTCAGCGTTGAATTCGAACCATACAGTCTGACCATCCATTGAAAAGCGATTGTAACCACCATAAAAATTGGTATGGGGTTGACCGCCATCCATCATCAGATCTCCATGAGTAACACAATGATAATGATGCAAAGATGCGATGAATTTCTCACCGTTTGTTTTTCCTAAAAGTTTCATAATTGGATTATACTCTAGTTTTTATATCTTTCAACAAGAAATGCTATCTATTTTTCATTTTTCCAATAGTTCAGGATTTTCAAAGATATTGCCAACAACTTCCATATTTTCAGTGATTAATGCTCCATTTCCCCAATTTCTTTCGCGCGATCCCATAATTTGTCCGTCTATATGGTATCCAAAACACTCTGTTCCACAATAGTTGTCATCAGCAGAAGCGTAGCAATTGCCGAAATTCACGGGATAACATTTATTCTCTTTTAAAATGTTTACAATATCTCCCTCATAAATGTCTTTACCATTCTTGTCTTTTAAGCCAGTGTATTGTTGGATAACATAATTATCAAATCTTATGTCCGTAAGAGTCTGTGCATCTCCAGTATGCTCCCATTTAAGCATTAAACCATCACAACTAAGCCAAGGCTGAGTCGAAAAATGTTTTGATGTAGGACACCAAACTCTAAATTTAATTTCTCTGTTCATGCTTCTAATAGTTCTGGATTTTCAAAGATGTTGCCGATGACTTCATAATAATTAGCACCCTCCTGATCTGCCAACTCATCACCAAATCTAAAAGAAGCGTCTTTAAAAGACACCGAGAAAATAGCATTGCCGAATTGACCTCCCAATGATTCGTCATACGCTGGTCGAAAAATTAAGATGTCTCCTTCGTAAATCTCTTTTCCATTCTTGTCTTTAATACCCGTAAATTGCACCAATACATATCGAGGCTCATTTACGATCTTGCCATCTTTCCAATAATAATCAGGAGCAGGATCTGCGTTATAGCGTGTTACCTCGTCACTATCCAATGCACTGACAAAATCAGTTAACTGCCCCGTAAATGGGTCAATCTGCCAGTTACTGCAACAATGAAGTGAGCAATCATTCTCAGCCCATCTGTTTGCTTGTCTGTCCCAAATTTTAAATTTTAGTTCTCTCATATTCTTCTTTTAGTGTTTTCCATATAGCTAGTGCTTTGTCTTTACGACTCGCCACAACAGCATCATCCATTGTGCCGCCTACAATATCGTATAGGTGGGAAATGTAACTTATTGTTTGCTTGCGTGTAAATGAATCAATAATGTCTTGTGTGGCATTAGCATCAGAGCAGTAATCTGGAAGATACTCGGCGAAATCATCCAGTTGGAATCCGTTCTTATGCTCCTCTTTTCGGATGAAATCTCTGTTAATATGCACTGGGATTTCGGAGCGCATGAAAGGTGGGATGTTTTTCCCTGGCGCAATCAGCTCGTTTTTCCTAGTTACTGAACTTACGCAGATCAAACCATCTTTTAGTAAGAAAGTTACAACTTTCCGCCCACCCCAATAATCTTTATGTATTCCTGATTTTGCCAGCATGTAGCAGATTTCTTTATCTACTTCTTGATGATTTTTGATAGAGTATCCATAATTTGGGAAATACTCGCTCAAAATTATTTTTGGCGTAAACACTGAGAATCCAGATTTTTTCGCAATAGCAATGTTGATTTCTTTGTTTTCCATATTAAAATAATTTTAATTGATCGGTTACTCCAACAAAATCCTCATCCCAGTGAGGTCCAATAGCAAGAGCTTGCATATCTTCACAAAAGCCGATAACAATATCTTTCCAACCGACACCGTGTTCAAAGCCATAACGCAAGTTCACCAAGTCTTCTTTCTTGATGCCTTCGTCTTTGTAATATTTTTCATAAAGACCTTGAACGTATGGTGATGGTTCGAGGAATATTTTCGGAAATTGCTCGATTACTGGTAGCCAGATTTCTGATAGGTTTTGTTTTAGGAATTCCATATTTTTTATTGTTTATAAATTGGTTTCGCGCCAAAAACTTTTTGACATAGCTCTTCGAGCAAAGCATCACGATTTTCAAACTCAATACTAAGATTATTTCTTTCCAGAAACGAGTAGGTTAGTGAAATGTTATTTGTCATGACAAGCTTATCCCAGTCAATATCACCCTTTGTTACGAGAGTCTTTTCAAGCTCTGCTTTGTCATCTAATCGTTGTTCGCTCATTTTGTTAAAATTTGTCCAACCAAGCTGGACGTTGTGGTTTAGGTTTTGGGTTACAATATAATTTAAATGATGTTATCTGGTCTTGAACGTGTTTACGCATAGCAGGAGTCTTAGCATTCTTCAAATTGATTTGAAGGCAAGTAAGAACGAGTTGTTGATTCTTATTCATCGCAATTTTAAGCTGTTTTTAATATTCTGTTCCTGACGCTCAAGCACATGGTCAGGTACTCCATGTAAGTTTTTACCACCATGCCTATTCTCAAGCACCAACGAGAAAACCATAATACCACGCTTTTCCGCTTCGTCAAGATAAAACTTATAATCAGATTCTTTCGTGTTCGTGTTTGAAACAACAATAAGATCTATATATGGATGATCCACCAATTTGAGATACTTTTCTTGACAAGCTTTATGAGCCTGTCCAAGCTTGGAAGCATCGAAATTGTAATTACCTTGGTCGTCTGTGAAGAAATCATCAGCACAACAGATATAAAAATCAGGTGCAAGCATTTCAGCAAAAGTTGATTTACCAGCACCGCTGACTGCTCTAATCAAAATCACTTTTTTCATAGAGTAATCAACTTTTCTCATTTGGAAATATTCTGCCAACTCTTCATCCGAGGTGGCCACAATAGCTTCGTCAATTTCTTTTAAAATATCAGTTCTCAGTTCTTCACTGCTTTTACCGTTTGTATCGTCAACGATGTGTTTGTAATGTTTGTCCATCGCAACCGATTGTAAGCTAGTTTTTATTTCGCATCCACCAATCCGATATCTCCATGTGGAAATGACGCTCACTCTTAATTTCACCCTCTTTTAGGTAGATATATGATTCTGGAAATTCCGCATCCATATCTGACCATACCTCGATTACATCATCACCTTCCTTCATAATAAAGGTGTAGCTATTAATATTACCTGTGTATTTCATTTTCTAAATTTTTTAATCAAAACATCATGATAACCTAAATCTTGTAATTTATGATGCTCTTTCAAAGCGTCATCCAACGTGGCGATGTTCTTCTTTAAGAAATGGAGAAGACCGTCTTTTTCTTTTCTATAGGAAATGATATAATTCCCGTAATCGAATTGTTTTTTCATAATCTCGTAATCACTTTTTTCAATATTTGTTTAAATTTGTAAGTATGCATATTATTTCTCATTTGTTTCCAATGTTCGATTAAAACAGCGAACCATTCATCAAAATTTGTCGCAGCATAATCGTTTGGAAGTCCCAAAGCTTCTGCTACTTTTTCCCTATTAATCGCATTTCTTTTACCTTCTAAATTTTTTCGTCTACTTCTTTTTCCCGTAACACTGGTAAAATAGCCGTTTATCATTTTTTCGTATTCACGTCTTATCATACGTTCAACATTTTTAGGAACTCTATCCGCCAATAAATGTGCATATTCATGTAATAAAGTAGAAGCATCAATGGGGTCTAATTCATCGACATAAATTTTATTTCTTGTATAATAAGCAAGAGATTTACTTCCATCTCCAAGTGCTTTAACCTTTGGAAAATTGGGGTTTTTATCAGAATTGGTAATTATGACACTGAAACCTCTAGTAGGCATTATGTCTTTCAAAGTAGTCATCATAGTAAAAACGGTCGAAAAAGTTCTTTTCACAGATTTATCCACATTCACCACATATTGATCAGTATAAATTTTAACATTTCTGTAATTATCTCTAAAAACAAGATCTTTATTCTCTTTTCCTATTAGATATTCGGAAGATAATTTTTTCTCATGTTCTTTTAATTTACCTTCTTTGAATTTATTAATTAATTCGGGAGGAACTTGTAGTTCTTCCATTTTTTTAATTTTTTCCAATTCAACAGGAGGTAAATTTTTCTTTTCTTGCTCGACCCAATCTTTATTATTGATTTTACCAATATCTTCCAACTCCTGTTTACGGAGTCGATTTCTCTCACGTTTTTCAAAAAATATATCAAAAGAATCCATGTGATTATTTAACCACAAATCGTTAAAATGTAAACACATAATATGGAACTCTTGTAAATTGGTTTATTTTTGAATTTTTAACTAAATAAATATATGACCACAGGTTATCTATATAGACATGTAAGGCTAGACACGAATGAAGTATTTTATATTGGAATTGGTATTCATAGGAAATATGGGCATAGATATTCAAGAGCTTATAATTCTTATAAAAGAAGCGTGTTTTGGAAAAACGTTATTAAAAATACTCCATTTGAAGTTGAGATCTTGATGGATGAATTATCCAAAGATGAACTTTTCAAAAAAGAAAAAGAATTTATAAAATTATATGGTAGAAAAGATTTAAATGAAGGAACATTGGTGAATTTAACTAACGGCGGGGAAGGGACAAGTGGACGTAGAATAATTGGAAGGAGAATGAAAGAAGAACAAAGACTTTCTATGATAGGTAAAAAACTTTCTCAAGAAACCAAAGATAAAATCGCAGCCGCTCATAGAGGAAAAAAATTATCACCAGAACATGTAGAAAAAATTAGATCATCTAATATCGGCAGGAAAAATATTGTTTCTTATAAACCAGTTTTACAGAAAACCATAAATGGGGAAATTGTGAAAAAATGGGAATCTGTAGCTTCAACAAAAGAAGGTGGGTTCACACCTAAACAAGTTGGAAATGTTTGTAGAGGTTGTACGAATTCCCATAAAGGATATAAATGGGAGTTTCTACCCTCTGATAGTTTTTCCAAGTGATGCCACGTTTGCAATGCCATTATTCACAAATACTTGCTCATATCCGAAAGATTCATTACCCAAAGCAACGATACCAAACCCCTGATTCCAATTCATAGCGGAACCGTATGCAGCATCGAGAGAGCAAAGACACCCCGATTCTATACCTACAATCTGCTTCTCACCGCGATTACCAATTGCTGGAACACGTTTCAAAGTCTGCCCACAGCGATGTGTGTGGCCATGTAAGATACTCGTATGCCACTTTTCAATCTCCCCTTTAGCAGATGCGCCTCCTGCACCGCGCACCGTTGTTCCGTGTGTTACGATCAATCCATTCAGGTCTACATAATCAACATGTTCTACATGATTTTGATAGTCACCCATGAACACGTTCTGGTAACTCAATTTATCAGTAATCTCTGGAAGGCAACCAAGTTCCCCCAAACGATCAGAGAGGTAACGTCTCCATCTACCATCAATGGATTGTCCACTGTGATTAGAAACAGTCTCATAGATTTTAGCACCATTCGAAACCGAAATTAAATCGTCCAAGAATTGGTGGTAAGCTTTACGTTCATCCAAAAGACTCCAATGCTTTTTAATATCTTTTGGATATTTGGAAATAGCGAGCATATCCATAGTATCACCGTTCAACACAATCGTTTTTGGTTGTAATTCAGCAATCGTTTCAAGGAAGATATTAATAGCTGATTCATCATGACAACCAAAATGGAAATCAGACCCAACAACCGCATATTCATTCAAACCATAGGATACAGAATTATTATTCAAACCATCAACTTTAATAGGAGCAAGTTGTTCAAGAAAAGCAAAGACTTCATCTTCAGTCTTTTTGAATTTTTGTGGTTTTTCTCGCTGCATGGTTTCCACCACATAACCCTGTTTATATTCTTGGTAAGGTGTGGGGGTTTCCACAACATCTTCTTCAACGCTTTCGTCAAAGTGTTTTTTCAACCATCCTTGAGCAGTACTCTTAGGGACTCCATATGTATCGTAAATTGCGGAGAATGTCCATCCTTTATTGATACGTGCGTCGATTACTTCTTGTTTGATATCCATGTTTTTTATATGTTATTCTTTCTTTATTTAGACCACTTGGTATTTGTTTTTGTAAAATTCAACAGTTTCTTTAAGAGCTTCTTCGTGATTTCTCAATTCAAATGGAATATAAGATTCGATAGCATAACGGAAGTCATGTCCTTTTCTATCTTCGACGAATTTAATTTGGGGTTCCACTCCCAATATATTACCAATATCTTTGATCATGTCAAGGTTTGTTTTTTCAATCCCCGACCCAATATTTGTAGAACAGTGATGATTACCAGCAATTTCAAGCAACCATTTGTTATGATCTTCGACATGAATCCATTCCCGAATGTTCTCACCTGTTCCATAGACAGGGATAGGTTCTCCCCTCACAATAGAGCGGATTACAGTGGGGATAAATTTTTCATCTGCTTGGTGTTTGCCAAAATTGTTACAACAATGTGTCGTAGTGATATCCAAACCATAAGTGGTAACGTAAGCATTGGCAATCAGATCAGCGGATGCTTTGGATGCAGCGTAAGGACTTCTTGGATTAAATGGTGATTCTTCAGTGAAAGCAGGATCATTCGCATTCAAATGACCAAACACTTCATCCGTAGAGATATTAATAACCTTTGCTTGAGATTGATATTTTCGCACCCACTCCAATAGAGATACCATACCCATCACATTGTTTTCAATAAATGCTTCAGGGGAATTGATACTACGATCAACATGGGATTCAGCAGCAAAATGGAAGATGTAATCGAATTTCCATTGTTTAGTTCGACTCAAGGATAAATCTAAATACATCAAGTTTTCCATATATTCATAATATAGATTTCTTCGCTGTGTTCCAATCCAATTATAAGATTCGTCTATCAAAGACCTTGAACCAATACCACGCTTGTCAATGTTTATGACGTTGCAGTAGTAATATTTTTTCAACACCATTTCAATAAAATTACTACCAATAAATCCACCACCACCCGTGACAAGTATCGTTTTGTTTGTTAAATCTACCATATTTCCATTACTTTATCGTTGATTTATAGAATGTCAAGCATAAATATCAATATGGATCACGACGAAGATGATGATTTTTTGGATGCAGAGGTAGATGATATTATTTCTCAAATTAAAAATCAATCAAAAATTGTTAATCAATTACCAAAAGATAAACCAGATCTCAAGAAAGAAGATTTGGAAGAATTTGTCATCACCAACGCTGGTAAAGTTGTGAATCATTCGTTGGAAATGGTTGAGAATCTCAAATTAGAAGTTCTTGCTGGTGCTGATTCCAAATTGATCGAATCTGTGTCAGAATTGGTGAAAGCCACCACATCAGCAATTGATGCACTCTCCAAGTTAAAAATATCGGAAGATAAAATCAAGGCACAGAAAGAAATCACTCAGATGAATATCCAAGCCAAAATTATCAGGGAAGAGGAGGAAAACAATACTCCGAAATTAACTTTCACTAGAAACGATATTATCAAATTGTTGAATCAAAAAGACACACCGCCAACAATCGACGTTTAAGAATTTAATCTTCCGCGATTGTTATTCAATGAATATCTACGGTTTTTGTCAATTTTATTGATTTGCACCATTCCATTTTGCTGTTCAAAAACATTTCCAAAAATGTCTTCAGGTATGGTAGCGTAATCATATCCACTTTCAAAAACAAAATTCGATTGAGAAGTGTTCAGTGTGGCTAAAGTATTATTTGGTCTATTAATGTTATTAATTCGAGAAATGACTCTAGAATTGAAATTACCACCCACTCTATTATTAAAATTATTACTAATATTAAAATTTGGAACATTAAATGTGATATTACTATTCAACCCAGAATTTGTAATAAAACCAACGCCTTTTCTTATAGCATTCTGAATACCAGCATTAACTCTCGCATTCAAAGCACCGTTGAAATTTTTGAAACCTGAGCCGAATAGAGAACCAACCACACGACCTATACCAGCTCCTATCAATGTATTAACACCAGTGCTGATGAAATTGGTAACTCCCGCATTGATAGAATTGAGTTGAACAGCGTTTAGATTAGGATTGATCAATTTAATACCACTATTTATAGCATTATTAACTCCATTACTAATCGAATTCACACCATTTCCAACAAATCCACTAATTCTATTAACCACTCCACCGACACTACTTATACCTGTGGTAACGATGTTACTAATAGCATTATTGTTAACTATGTTGCCGACAGTTCCGTTAAGAATCTGACCAACACCCGAACCAATACCGAAATTAATAGCTCTGTTTATGTTGTTACTAAGTTGCCCATTTAACAATAAGCTGATATTACTATTTGCAGTGGAACTAATAAAAGAACTTATATTACTATTCAATCTAAGATTTAGATTGGAACTTATACCATTTGCTATTACATTGTTGATAGTATTGTTGATGCTATTATTAATACTGTAATTAATATTGTTGGCGGTATTTCTCATGATATTTCTTATACCAAAATCCATGTTTCCACCGACACCAATACTAATACCAGAATTCCAGTTATTAGATTTAGACTTCAACCTCTTATTGAAAGCATAATTTTCCGTCTTAGCGTCATTAGCATAAGGATCATAAGGTGAATATAATTTTTTGTCACCATAAATGCGGAAATTCTCATCTCCGATATCATTTTTAACAGCATCGACGACTTTCTCCCTCACATTCTCCATGTTTTTGCGATAATACGAATCTCTGACATTGTAGCTACCGTGTGCTTGTTGCTGCCAAGAACCAGTTCTCTCGTCAGAATATCTAGTCTGACTCTTTTTATCGACAATAGGTAAGGTGTTATCGTATATTAAGCTTGAATGTAGAGATGACCTGAAGATATCTTCAACTGTTTTATTTGAAATATCGACAATATTTTTAACCATCAACGGAGCTTTATTGTAAGCATCGGAAGGAACATTCACAGGATACTCATCATCTTGATATAATGTAGTATTGGCGTTGGTTACTTCATGATTACATAAAACACCCAACGAATCTGGTGTATTTGAAAAGTATTTTTTATCTCTTCCTAATATTTTAACATATTTTGAATAAGGACCATTTAATAATTGTTTGACGTAATATTGAATATCGTATGGTTCTAAGTTAAAACCCTCAGAATCCAATTTTTTCATAAACTTTTCCAACTGTTTCACTCCCAATTCATAAACTTTTTTAAATTCGATCATGAATTCTATTTCAATTTCGGTGAAATCAACTGGTAGATCAGTGTAGGTGCTAATATCTTCCTTACTGAAACAAATTGCTCTTAATATTTCGATTCTGTTTCTCATTATTCTACATCATTATTTGTTGTATTAGACGGTCCAACATAAGTTTTACAACATTTAAAATCGTTGTAAAATGAATCATTGGAAATGACATGGCGCACTTCAGTCGTGAACCATCTACCAAACATTTTTTGATCACCCTTGAACTCTATGTTGCCTATTTTTATCAAATCTATAAAGGTTCCCGAAGAGCGTTTAATATCTCCCAAATTGGTGAAAGAACAATTCAGATTATAAAAAGTTAATATGTTATACATCTCAGCTTCCACCATTTTGACACTATCTTCAATATCATATGGTAATCTATAATGTTTGAATTTTTTAGCCGTTTTCTGATTCTTAATTACGAAGGGAATTGGTGTTTTGTATAAACATTTAAACGAATCCACAAATTTGGTTTTCCATTTATCTTCAATATCTTGAATTCTAAGAATTTTCATACAATGAGTTCCAGAAAATTTATCATATCCATGTACTATGGAGTTGATGAAATGACTATTATTATGTTCGTAAGAAGGAGTATCGTAACAAAAATTTTTCACACCATTAGCGTATTTTTTCAACTCGTGATTACCTTGTGGATTATTTTCATTGTTCGCTATATTATCATCTGCTAAATCCGCAACGAGAAAAACGTCCATCATATTGGAATCGTTATTTTGAAATATATTCGACAAGTATGAAAGATAGTATTTTTTATCACTATTTCTCAATATGAAACCTTTCACATAAAGGTCGTCATGTTTACCGAAGAAAAATTTCAAAAGATGATATACCAAATCCCTATATTTAAAATTGACTGGTGGGATGTATTCTATTTCAAAATCACCGCTTTCCCAATTATCAGAATCTACTTTGTCTTCACCCAACAATTCGATGAAAATATCTTTCAAAATGTCACCGACTTTTCCTTCAAATTTTTTATTGTATGGTAAAGTGTCTAGGAAAGGTAAGATATCTTTATGAAGAATTTTAAAATTCTTCATATTTTCCGAACGAACTTCTAAATCCCCCATGTTTTCTTCTTTTAATAATATAAAAGTTTCATCGATGCTCAAACCATCTATGTCATCAACTGGTTTTAGAAAGACTTTGAATTCGTCTCTACCATCACCACGGATAATATACTTCTCTTCAAAAATATCATATGGGTTTGCTATTGACACAGAACCTCTCAAAAATGGATTATAGATATTATCCACGATAGTCAGGTTTCTCACCGCAGAACTCGTCATACGAACCTCTTCATTATCAGAATTCTTGAAGAGATATTCGTATCTGTATTCAACATCATTAATTTTACAAATATTTTCCATTAATAGTGTCTTCCTCCAAGAACAGTATTTTTATTTATATCTTGATACAATAAATTCAAGTAAGACTTTTTGATGTATTTAATAGTGTTTCCACCCTCAACCCATAACGGTGGTCCATTGAAAATTTCTTTATTGACCAAATATAAAATCCACCATAATTTAATATCACCATAGATATTAAACGATAAAGTTGTCATCGGTATTTTCGATTTTACGTTATAAAAATCCAAATATTCAGAATCTATATTTGAGATATCTATTTTTCTCAAAATATTGTAATATTGAAATTCTTTATCATCCAATTTTTCAGAATACATTTTGAATATTCTATCGTAATTTTCTGATTTCAAATCTTTGCGGTATGTTCCTGTATCATCCATAATTTATATTTTAAGCCATTCTAGTGTTATTTGGGATTTGTGTTGGACCAGTATCAAAAGGAACTTCAATTTCAGCCCAATCTGGAATTCCTTCACCATCAGAATAAATTTTCGAAGAATCCAAAAAGTTATTAACTTCAGTGACAAGTGATGTGAATGACATTTTTACTTGATACCCATCTGGAATGATCGTGTTGTCAACCATTCTTCTACTACCCAGAAAACTTACTGAAAATGAACTACAAAAAGCCCATCGCATGTAACGAACCCCTGGTAAAACAATTTCGTACAAACGAGGTGGTTCCATTGTAACAGGTGTCAACCTTCTGGGTCTATTAATAATTGTCAAATGCTTAATCAATTTAGCATTTTCAATATAAGCATTCTGATTGATAGTATTGAATAATGGAAACCCAACTTCAATTGCTGAGTCATTTTGAGCATAAGCATAAAGTTTTGGTGTTTCGATGTATGAACCAGGGGCAGTAGATACACCTTTACCAATATTGTTAATATTCTTCGCTGCTCCAAAACCTTCTGTCTTTACGGCATTCGCGATTCCTGCGATGTCTTTACCAATTTTTGTCGAATTATCACCGACTCTCATTTCGCCGAAAATCGCCGCTTCATTTGCTAATGTGTTTAGAGTCGAATCAATACCTCCGAACATAGACTGTTGGAAGGTATCACCGAATTCATTCGAGAAGCTACGAACATTATCATCGAAATAAGGAATGAAAAATGTATCTTCAATCATAGCATTCGAATACAATTCATCATAAAATTCTTCCACATTTTGATTCAATAAATTAGCGTAACTGGCAATTCTATTGAGCGCAGCACTTGAGGTTATCTTATAACTTTTTATTTTTATATATGGCGCAATATCTCTATAAGGACTTTTTCTAGGAACGCTCGTCCAATCGTAATCGGTTTGTATATTGTATATCGCCATTATAAAATTATTTAACTTAAACTAAAGCATATGGTGAATATCCATAATCATCTCTACTAATTTTCATTTTCACTGGATTACCACCTTTAGAAATTCTATCGGAAGATGTAGGATTTGGGATATTGACATTTTGTGGTTTACCATTTTGTCTAGAAATGTCAGCTATCACTTTCAAAGTTTGAGCGTTGATATTGCGTAATTCTTCTAAAACTTTTAATTGTCCATAATTCACATCCGTCATTTCTTCCAAACCTTTAATATTATTTGATATATTAGCAATTGGTTTAGGATTATCATTAGTAACTTTAATATCTTGTTTTTTAACAAGAATATCTTGTTTTTTAACAGGAATTTTTCCATTTGCAAATTCACCAGATTTATTTTTAGGGGAACTTAACATTTTGAGATTTTTTTCATTCTCCGCTCCATTACCATCTAAAATACCCATCCATTCCAAAGGTTTTCTCAAAATGTATGGTAATTCGCTCATTTTCCCTTTAATAAATTTTTTAACATTTTTAATCCAAGAAGTATTTGGTTTTATTTTAGTTTCTTTTTTATCATTATTGGAAAACATCCCAGCCAACATTTCCATTCCAGTTGCTACAGGTGCTAAACCAGTTAAAGCTATCATACCAGTTCCCATCTTTTTAAGACCACCTACGATATCTCCAGATTTAAAAAGATCATAAGCATCCATAAATCTTCTAACTCCACCTAATATTGGAATATTATAAGATTTTTTCCATATGTAAGAACCCAATGATTTAGTCATTCCCCATAAGCTTTTTATTTTACTATTTGCTTTCTCCTCTGGTGTTTTACCTACTAAAAAATCTCCCAACATTTCCATTCCAGTTGCTACAGGTGCTAAACCAGTAAAAGCTATCATACCAGTTGCCATCTTTTTAAGACCACCTACTATGTTTCCAGACTTGAACATGTCATAAGCATCCATAAATCTTCTAACTCCACCTAATATTGGAATATTATAAGATTTTTTCCATATGTAAGAACTCAATGATTTTGTCATTTCCCAAAGAATTTGTCCTTTACCCTTTCCTTTATTTTCAGGAGATGCTTGTTTCACATCTAGAAAAGCATTCAACACATCAAGACCAATACCTAGACCATAAGCCAATGGTGGAGCAACAGGGTATAATAATCCACTCAATGCGCTCAAAGTGTCGATAACACCACCAGTTATATCCCCTTGCATGAATCTTGAAATTGCAAATCCTATGGAAATGATATTACCCAACAATGGTGCTTTTTTCAATGCGGGAAGTAATGGTTTCAAAAATTTACCCATTTTAGCAAGCATACCACCACCTTTGAAAATTTTTCCAATATTACTAAAAGGTTTTGAAGCAACAGATTTAAAACCTTTGAGGAAATCATCGCTAAAATTTTTAACAATATCACCAAAAAAATCAGCTATCTTACCACCTTTAAAGATTTTACCAAAATTTGTAATTTTACCGAAAATTTTTGAAATTATTTTCGTAAAACCACCAAGAATTTTAAAACCCATTTTTGATAAAATTTTCAAAATACCTTTGAAAGGTCCATCGGTTATTAATCCAGTTAAAAGAGTTCCTATAGTACCGAAAAGTAACCACCATATGGATTGTTCCTTTTTCTCATCAACAAAATTTTTAACTTTTTCTATTTTAGAAGAAGGTGTTTTAGAAGAAGGTGTTATTCTTTGAAAGGAAGTTTTTAAGGCAGTGTCTTTGGTATTTTTTTTCTTTACTTCGAAAAAAGTTTTAGCTAAGATTTTAGCTATCGAAATAGTTCTTCTCTCTTCAACTGAAGATAGAGTTGAAGAGATTTTTTTATTAGGATCGGCGTTGTCATTTTGAATTATATTCTTCTCAGACAATGTTTCACCCTGAACACCTTTTTGTTCATCTGTTTTTCTTAGGTGGTCAAGTAAATCTAATAATATTTGATCCGTGTTCACCTAATTATTTAATCAGGCGACTACCAATCACTGCAAGCGGCTGCTTTGGGTGAACCTGGTTTTGCAGAAGAACATTTATGTCTAGATCTAAAAGATTTTCTTCGTTTCGGATTATCTTTACCAACTCTCACGCCAGCTTGCCCCCAATGAATTCTTTTATAAGAACCATCTGGTTGTTTCGCGCATTTAGTCCATTTTTTACCTTTTCTATCACTAGATGCTTTCTTTGTCGGACCCGTGCATTTCTTTTCAAGTAAAGAATGAACCTCTTGTAAGTCGATCATAAAATCATTGATATCTAAATTGAAAGAAGATGCATATGTAGCTGCCAATTGATCGAAGGATTCATTGATTGGTTCACCTTTTCTCAATTTATTTTTAATACTTTCAAACCTTCTAGGATATGCGCCTCTTAAATCTCCATCTACCATAGATAACAATTTTTTAAAAGATCCAACGCCTCTATTATCATATCGACCATTGATTATTTTCTCATATTCAAATTTTCTAGCAGGTTTTAATGCGTTACCCATGTCAACTTTAATCTTTGTTTGAAAATTTGGAGGTAACTCGATACCTAACAATTTTTTCAAACGCTCTTTAATTAAAACATTATTCCATTCTTCTTCACCATTTTCATCATTCAAGCAAATATCAGCGAACTGACGATAAGCTTTTCTAAAAGATTCGTCATTAAAAGGATCATCTTTAATAGGCATTGTTGCGATGGCAACATTTTTTAAATATACTACAATTTTAGAAAAAGGTAAATCGTTTATGTCTCTGACATTAGTGATATTCTCATTATCGCTCATAGCTCTACCGATGTCATAACGAACTGCGCCTCTAGTCTCATCTTCCGATTCTTTTTCATCTAAGAAAGGCATGTCTAATTTATCAATAAGTCGGAAAATTGGGTTATTAGGTGTTGTCAAAGCAACCAGCATTTTGTAAACATCCCCTTTAGTTGGCACGTCTGAATCCCAATTAATCTGTTTAGCCTCCGAAGATTCAGGATTAAAATTTTCAAATTTTAAATTTAAAATATTTTCAGCACCAGTGACAACAGCTTTCTTAAATTTCTCAATACATGTATTATTAATGTTTTCATTGTGTGTGGAAATTTTTGAAACGTAATCAACGAGATTATTATACTCTTCACTATCTTCTTTGGCCTTTGCTTCAACAGCTTTTAACTTTTCTTCACTGTCTCTTAAAATATTTAAAATACCTTTGGATTTACGCTCGACACCACTGATATCCGAAGCTTTAAGTTCGTGGTGTGAATGTTTGATAGTGAGACGTTCTATATCCCTTGACAATTTTTTAAATTTTTCGACATATTGACTATATGACGGATTTTCCATAACCATCTCTTTAATTTTTCTTTCAACATTGAATATTTCAGAATTTAATTTCTCGATTTCATATGGCGCGGTTTTAGAAGCGAAGTTCTTCAAAAGAACTGTCTTACGCATATTCAATGTCTCCAAATTATTCAAAACTGTTACTAATCCAGAACCACCTTTAATTTTTTTCAAATTTTTAAAATTAACATCATACAAAGCTTCAGCTTCTTTTAGATCGTTTGCAGTTTGAATTTTAACTTCTTCAGGATCGTTATAATTATTATAAACTGTTTCGTATTGACGGATTTTATCAATCATTTTAGTCGCAATACTATTATTTTGATCGATATTAAATCTAAGGGTTTTTAATTTTTTCTCATCCTCAAATTTAATAGATTGGACTTTTGAAAAAATGTCAAAAATTTTATCAATTTCTTGTTTATAATATCCACTGTTATTCAACAGAGCAAAAGAATTATATAACGCTTTTTTCTGATCACCAATAATCGCAAAAACATTTTGTAATTCGTTTTCTGTTTTTTTTCTAACTTGAGTGTTACCCGAATCATCGGAAATTTCGATTTGTGATTTTTGTTGTTTATAAGATCTTTTCGGGTCAAAACCTTTTTTGTTTTTTTGATCGATTGGAACTCTTTCTTGATGGTTATCATTTTTACCGACAGAACTAGAAACGAAACCAGAAGGACCTTGAGATAGTTTTACGCTATTCAACCTACCACCACCGATATTTTTCGGACTTCCAAAATTTTTAGCTGCTTCCAACGCCAATGTATATAAATCATCAAAATTCATATTATTATTTAGCATTTTTGACTAAATAACATTATGGGAAAAAAATTTGATGCTATTTTCGAGACAGTTATCTCCAGAACAGAAGCTGGTGGTTATCTTCCAGGTGATTATGTAAAATTTCGCAGTGGTTATAAAAACACCGAAACCTATAAACATATGCCAACAGATCTTCAAAAAGCTGTTGATGAATTGGCTACTTGTGGGTTGAATATTAAAGTCTGTCAAGTTGGTGATAAACAATCTGGATTTTCTGCTGGAAACCAATACAAATCAGCATCTACTGCTGTATTGACAATTGCTGCTGATCATGGTGGTGGTAGAACCTATGGTAGAGTTCCTGTAACTCTCGATATGGTGGATATCGCAGACATCAGTGCTGGTATTCCCATTCCTGATCAATTTAGAAAAAAGGATACTGTCATCATTAAACCCAAAAAATTAAAAATTGATCCAAATCTTATTACTAATGTGACGGACAAAGGGAATGGAAAAAATACTCCAACAAACCTCAAATTGGCAGGTGAGTCAAAATCTTGGGAATCTACACAAGAACTTGGAATGCTTTATGAAAGCATGATGCGTGGTTCTGATACAATTACGGATCGTGACAGACAAGCTATTACACAAGCTTTGACTGAAGTTGGTTTGGATGGTAATGGTAGATTTCCAACTGTTGGTAAAGCTATCAGTAAATTAGTAGAAGTATTAGATGATTTAGGATATTCCTTAGATTCAGTATTTGATGAAAGAATATCTAAAGCTCATTATGGAACTCCAGAAAATGGTGGTTTCAAAGGTCAAAATCTATTGACATTCCGTAGAAAAAACGAGAGTGAAGATCCCTTTAATGAAGAACCTGAAATTGAAAATAGCAGAATCAGTTTCAATTGGGAAAACTTGGGTGGAACTGGTGAAGATGCGTCATTTGAAGTCGTAGCTTATGCGTCCTAATAAAAATAATAATATGAATAATCAACAAAATACATCAAGAGATTGGGAGTCCATGAATGAATTGACCATGATCTATGAGGAGACATTAAGAGAAAAATTTGATCCCAAAAAAGCTGATAGAAATAAAAATAATAAATTAGAAGATTGGGAAGAAGAAATAGGTGAAAAAATCTTCGGAGATGATAGAGAAGAAGACGAAGATAATGAGGATTGCGGTGAGGAAGAAGAACAAGATGCTTGTTATAAAAAAGTAAAATCTAGATATAAAGTATGGCCTAGTGCATATGCTTCTGGCGCATTAGTTAAATGTAGAAAAGTGGGAGCAAAAAATTGGGGGAATAGTAAAAAGTGATGGAACAGATGTCTCAAAGAGAAATACTGGAAAGTTTACATGATTGGTTCGCTCCTCATGTAGATAAGAAAGGTAAAAAATTCAAAGGTTGGATCAACTGTAAGACAGGCGGACCTTGTGGTAGAAAAGATACATCAAAAGGTTCTTACCCTGCATGTAGAGCTACAAAGGCAGATTGTAAAAGTATTAAAGGTAGAATGTATAAAAAGAAAAGCTCTAAGAGAGTAAGTTGGGAAAAAAAGAATAAAAAAGATAAATAATATCATGGCTAGATATAATAATGAAGATCAACGTAATTTGGAAGAACTTTTAGAAGAAAAATTCTTGGACCGTTTCAAAGCTCGTGGCGCACAAGCATTGGGCGCAGTAAAAGGGGCAGGACAACAATTAAAAGGTAAAGCACAACAAGCTTATGGCGGTGCTTTGAATAAAACCGCTGAATTAGGAGGTAAGATGCTAGGTGTCGATGCTTCTCAAGGTGGGTTAGCACAAAAAGGACAAGGACTGCAAGCAAAAGGTCAAGAAAATGTTACTGCTGGTGGTAATAAAAGCACAAATGCCAAATTAGATTCTTACTCTAAGACAATCGAAAGAAAAGTTGAAGAGCTTATGAACGATATCAACAACGATTTGTCTAAACTGGGGATTCCAGTTCCAGGTAATAAAAAGGGTCTTATCGCAGGTGCTTCGAAGAGTTTGAAAAAACATTTATTAAACGTTTTGCAAAATTTAAAGCAATAATTCTTCCAACTGTAATAGACAAGCGATACAACATATCTCTCTGTCAGTAACAGACATCATTTTGAACAAGCTATCCGCAATAATCAGGATAGCTTGTTTTTTTATAGTGTCATCGATTCGCAAATCATAAAAATAATTCAACAAATCTTTCAAAAGAGCTTCATGATCGGAATCAAATAATTCCTCATTCTCAATAAGAAACTTTCTTGTATCTAATGTCTTACCTGACTTGAGATTATTATAAATTAATTCTAATGTCTCATTCGTATCCTTTTTTGATTCAATAGCGAGAATGCCAGACTTGGAGAACTTCTCCAACTCATTGATGCATTTCCTGATGTCAGGAAAATGATTTTTGATCAAGTTCACCAAATTCTTCTTCTGATCATCAGGAATCTCAATATTCTCTTTTCGTAGAATTTCGACACATCGACGAGTAACATCTTTTAGAGATGTGTGGAGAATGAGACTTTGGCAACGGGATTGTAGGGCAGGGATGATACGGTGTTTGTAATTACCCGTGAGGATAAACCGTGTGGTAGATGAATAGGACTCCATGACATTACGCAGAATTCCCTGTGCCTGTTTAGAGATACCATCTGCTTCATCTAGAATTACAATTTTTAACCCACCATCGAAGCTCATAGTTTGAGCAAACCCAATAACTTTCTCCCGAATCGTATCTACACCGTTTTCATCGGAAGCATTGATATAAAGATAATCACAATCTAAAATATCTTTAGCAATGATTCTTGCAAGGCTCGTCTTACCACTTCCTGCAACACCAGTTAGTAACAAATTCGGAATATCTTTACCAAAGTTCTGGATGATTTGTTTTGTTTTATCATCCACCATCAAATCATCTAAAGTCTGTGGTCTATACCGTTCTACCCATAAGTCGCTCATACATCTAAACCAATAGCATGGTTTGATCGTTTGTCAATAGTTCGGACAAGATTTGCACAGTCTAATAGACTATCATAATCACCCACATCGAACCAAAATCCATCCAATTTTTCAACATTGACACCTTCTTTATCATTCATCATGCGAATTAGATCTACGATTTCAAGCTCCCCTCTCGCAGATGGAGTGACCTTTTTAGCCATTTCCACCACTTCATTGGAAAATATATAAAGACCAATTACAGCATCATCAGAAATAAATTCTTTTGGTTTCTCCACAATTTGTTTGATCCACCCATTATCATCCGTTTTCACGACACCATAAGCAGATGGGTCTTTGACTTTGTATGTGAAGATAGTGTTTGGTTGAGGGTGGATTGGCGAATTACCAATGATAATATTGTCACCAAGGATAAGACAAATATCATCAGCATCCTTAATAAATTCCTCACCAACAATAAACGCATCAGCAAGTCCTCTAGGAGAATCTTGAATTATATATGAAAAATTCAAATCAAACTTCTCACCGTTCCCTAATAATTTTTTAAATTGGATTTGCTGCTCTTCATCAGCATTAATGATCAAAATGTCAACATAACCCATTTCCTTCAAAGTTTGAAGAGGGAATGCTATGACTGGTTTTTTATAAATCGGTAAAAGTTGTTTACTACTCGTCTTCGTCAAAGGATGGAGACGAGTTCCTTTTCCACCTGCAAGACAAATAGCTTTTCTGTTATTCATAATTTTTGGAAGAGTTTACTACAAATTCGCAATAATCTACGAGTGCTTGTTTTTCCGTCATCATATTATGAATGACACTTGATTTGCTCGTATTCAACACACAATTAGATCTATTAGCGTAAGTTTTCAGTTCTGATCTATCAACAAATTTCCAATTAGAATTGTGTAAACCATACTTTTTAAGAATTTCACAAACCTCCTCAGTTTTAAGAGCATCAGGATTGACCACATTGTAAATCTGTCTATCAGTCCAGAAATAGAAATCTTCACCTAATAATTTCTCAACAAAAACACAAAGATCGGGAATGTATGTCTTAGAATTTACCAAATTCAACAATTTTGGATATTGTTTAATTTTAGTGAAATAATTTCTATTGGAGAAATCTTTACCGAATGGCATTCTAATTCTCAAAACAACTCCCTTCAAGTCTTGGGAAAGATTTTCAAAAGCGTGTTTAGATTTGGAATAGAATGAGCTGTGATTCTGAAATAATCCAAAGTTAGGAGCATCTTGCTCGGACCATTGTTTATCATATCCATCGTATAAACAACCAGTTGAAATGTGTAAGTAATTAACATTCAATTTCTCACAGATTTTATTGATATTCAGCGGAACTACAACATTCAAATTCCAACAATCTTCTTTTTCCAATTCTCCTTGATCAACATTTGGTCTACCAGTAAATCCTGAACAATTGATCACATGATTGATGCCATTGTTCAAAATGAACTTATTAAGCTCTCTCGAATCATGGTAATCTAATTCTTCTCTAGATTTTAGAAAATTTCTATAACCAACCAAACTCAAATGGTCTGATAGGTATTTACCAACATAACCTTTACCTAAAATTAAAATATTATAATTCGGTTTCATAATCATTTTCAATAAATTCTCTGATGTCATTCAAATTACAAATACCATTCTCTTGAACATAGTCAAGCATTCCTTGACAAAAATCTTCAGTCATGACTGAAACATCAGAGTCATCGACAGAATCCAGAAAATCCTGCATTTCATCAATAATTTTAATAATACGTTCTTCGTAATTATCCAACTTTTTTAAGATAGTGCTTTTTTTCATATTAATTATCAAAAAATGTTACATCGATTTCGATTACTTTAGTTTCCCCATCTACCACCAATTTTAATTGTTCGTTTTCTTCGTTCTTAATCGTTTCAATGTATTCAACGATAGATTTGTTCACGCTGATTGGTAGATTTTCAACAACCAAAATTCTATCCTTGATAGGCATATCACTAAAATTTAGAACTTGCCCATTAAAAACAACCGATTCGATGTATTTAACAATTTCAAAAGTAAAGATATTTGTAATATCTTTACCAATGTCCGATTCTTTACTATTTTTAAGAAAATCAACAGCGTAATTGAGAACTTTATTCTCTTCTGATAATGTGGGAATTCTCAAATTTACATCCACGCTACCTTTAATTTTGGTGGTTGTAGGTGTATTAAATTTCTCAAGTAATTTAAGTTGATTGAGATCAATTTCAGTATCTTTGTTCTTCAAAAGATTACCCAAGCTCTCAATTCTCATTTTAACAATGACTGGAATTTTATCAACAACCAACCAATCATTGGTCTCTGTGTTTTCCATAATGATGTCATTCAGAATTTTTTGAAACTTCATTACACCTGATGCACCATCGGTGATGGTGGAAATGATGTTTTTCTGTTGCTTGAATGAAATTTTTTTACATTTAACTTTATTACCAGTAGTAATTTGATTAACATCAAACTTTTCTTCTTTTAATTCCTGAATAGATTCTAAAAACTTCTTAATATCGTTTTCCATGCAGGTATTTACCTGTTAAACCATATTGTCAATACAAATTCGCATCAATATTCGAATTATTATCATTTTTCATTTTTTCTATGTAATATTCAATATCCATAAGACTAGATTTCATCAATATATTACCATCTATTTTTTTAGATAAAATATATATGATGTCTCTGAAGTAATCCTTATCAAAAGATAAAAATAATCCTTTCAGCATCTCATAGGGTTGTTGAGATAGAAAATTAAATTCTAAATTAGATAGAGATTGATTATTGATTATTACTGTTTTTGTTTTTATGTTGGTAACAAAAAGTGCTAATTCATTGTATAATTTCGCAGGTAGGTTCTGAAGAATTATATTTTTCTCATAATCATTCAATTCTGAAAATTTTATTGTTCTCCCCAAATATTTTAGATCATAAATAAAATCGGATATTGATAATATGTTACAATCTTTTTTGAAAATAGGTGGGGTGTTAATACTAACTTCCACGCCATCTTTTTCATAAAAAACCATATCATCTGAATATTTTTCCAATTCATTCAATACATATTGCAAAGATAATTTTATATTTTTATCTTCGTTTTTAAGGTTTATAGTGTATGATACGTTTCTCTCCCAATCTCCTATCAGATTGACAAATTTGTGATAAATGTTTTCACCTTCGAAACTATTAAAATATTGTAATAAAAAATCTTCACCATTTTCATTACAACTCTTCAAATCTTGAAATGTTATCATAATTGTTCGTAATTTTGGCAAGCAAAAGTAACGCTCTTGATGGTGAAGTCTGTGTTATTATAGTCTAATTGAAAACCTTCAACGGCGGTCGGGAAAGCTTTTCTAAAAATATATCCTTTACGTAATTCACCACCGTTGGTATATTGCTTGACAATTATGTCAGCTTTTAATTTTTTACCCCACTCAATCAATCCTTTCACGCTTAGAGCAATGATCCATGGTCTAATGTAATCATGTTCCAAGTCTTCTTTCGTTTCTAAAAAATTAATAGAGAAGCTACGTGATAAGAAATCTTGTCTATTGTTCAACGCATATCCTGGTAAAAAATTTCCAGAAGACTGTCCTATTTCACCAGCGACGAAATTTGAAGACTCATTCGGGATACTAACTGATTGTGCTGGTAAAATATTACCATTTTTAGTCATTGAATTGGGTGTAATGGTAGCTCTCCATTTTTCACCAGACAATTCTAACATTTCATTGATAGCATTATTCTCCACACCATCAATCGTGACTGTCCATAAGATAGGGAGAGACAGACAATACTGACTCTCCCCTGAAAAAGCTTCTAAGAAGTCATTCGGTTGTGGACTAGACATATGTAATATTTACTATTACAAAGTATTAAAGAAACCCAAAAAGTTAGGATTGCTAAAATCTCTATAAAAATGATATGCGAATGTAGCTGAGAAGGTTTTCACTTCACCAGTTCCATCAGCAATCTCATAACTAATTTCACCGATGTTTCTTAAAGAAGCACCGACCAATTGAATCACCGTGCCGACTTGCATGGGATTAATAATACCACCACCACATGGAATTCTAAATACTTCCAATGTAATAGTGGAGTCTTGACCTGGCATACAAATATTACCACCAGCAGGACCTTCATTATTAAACAGAATTCTAGAAGCTCTCTCTAGCTGAGTTCTAATTTCCATATCTTGGTCAACGAAAAATTCGATAGACCAAGAATCAGAACCTGGATAAGATGATTTACCAGGCAGGTTGAACGTTTGACCAGCGTAATTAACTTGTTTATTTTCAATATCTCTACCAGGAAATGTGGCAGATCTAGCGTAAATCAACTCATTTTCACCGTCCAATTGCAATCCTGTGATGTCGATTTGTTTAACACGAAACAGAAAGTCCCTAGAGAACTGCTTCTGTGCCGCTGTATTCATGAAGTTTTCAATATTTGTAGGCATATTATTATTTATTCTATTGGTTTAAATTAGATTAATTCAGCAAATACTGCATCTGTTCTCGTTGCCGTGAATGAACACAGGATGAATTCAGCAGTTCTCGTTGGTTTGATTAAGATGTCAACTTTCAATTCGTTGTTATCAACGACTTGATCCGTATTGTTTCTTTCGTCACAAACAATCAAGTAATCAGCACATCCTGAATTCTGTTTCGCAGTTTCGAAAATAGGACGCAAGTTATTAACCAATCTAGTTCTAGTGAACTCGTTGTTGGGTTCAAACACGAAGAATTGTGTGGATTTCTTCGTAGGTCTTTCCAATGCTAAGAACAATCTACGAACATTGATTCTATCAAAAGCACTAGGCTTACGGCTAAGAGTCTTTTGACCAAATACAACGATACCTTGGGAAGGTGAGAAGATTACAGGGTTGATATTGATCTTGTAAAGTTCATCGCGTTGTTTCTGATTAGGATTGATAGCGATGTCCAAAGCGTTTGTGACCAGTCCTCTGTTATATCCAGCAGCAGCAGACCATGGGAAATCGCTGAAATCGCTTCTAGCAAAAATAGCAGCTTGATAACTTGAGAAAGGAACCCAAGATTTTTCACCTGAGAATTCATCATACACTTGCACCCAGTTACCGTAACCAGCACCGTAAGAAGTGTTTTCCAATTCAAATTGATGTCTCATAGCCCAATAAATATCTTTTTGGAAGATTCTTGTTTTATCATCCATGATTTTATTGTTTTTACCAGTGACAACGATGTGGCGAATTGGGTCAGCGATGAACATACAATCCCCTCTTCCACCATTTGATGGATCGCAGAAATTATTAAATTTGGAAAAGATAGCTCTGTAATCATTGCGAATAGTTGTACCAGCACCAGTAAGCTCACTAGAAGTTCTAAGTAAATCAACTTTATCTTTCAAGGTTTTTGTGTAAACCGTATCATCGTAATAACTATTACCAGATGCTTGTGAAATGGCGTAAACCGAACCCAATCCAGCTTCAGCGACGATATCAATATCGTAAACCTCATCATTCTTAACAGACTCCAATGCTCTATCAAGTTTATCAGGCAAACTGCCGATAATTTTTTGAGTAATGAGAACTGGATTGTATGAACCAAGTGGGAACAACGCATCAGCGGTTTTAACGGAAGTATTCAACGTCGAAAGAATGTTAACAGTCGTTCCAACCGCTGCGGAAATATTCGAAAACGATGTTGTGAGCAAATTGTTCGTAACAACTCTGATTTTTTTCAAAGGAATACCATTAGAATTGAGAGAACTTTGTCTAAATTTATTGGAGATGAATGGATTGACCAAAACTTCGATATTTTTAGAATTTGTATCTTGTGCTTCCAAGAAGAATGGTACAGAAGGTCCACCGAAAGGATTCAATTGTTTTCTAAAAGAATCAATAGATCCAACAATACCTTCATCCAGAACAAAGTCCAATTTGAAGGATTCGTTTGCATAAACGCTCTTACGAAGTTTGAAAACACCGATATGTAGCAAATCATCATCTTCTCTACCAGAAATATCATAGTCCGTGAGATTCTCCATGATTTGAGAAATACTGTTAGATGCACCGTTAACGGTAGCAGACAAGTTAAATTGTAAAGTTGTATCAGGGATCTGAGTGTAATCCAATGTAGTCGTACCAATTACATTACCAGTCAAGCTAGTAGTAAATGCTTTAGTGATAGCATCGAAGTTAGAAGATGGGTCATTGTTGACGTTATCAGCAATACCGATGTAATAACCTTCGAATTGGCTATTGATGGATGTTTGTGCTTTATCCAAAATAATCAAACCAGCACCACCCAAAGCACTCAAAACTGCACTTTTAACACCAGTTTCAAAAGTGGAAAGAGGGGTTGCTGTAGATGTCCAATCAAATAGTGAACCTTCCACTACGCTGGTATATTCCGATGGGGTCAAGGAAACTTGATATGGCTCACCTAAGAAATAGGTAGCAGCCGATAAATCCAAATTTCTCGTAGTAGTTACCGCTGTTGGTTCAGCAGCAACAACTGGATAAACGAGAGCAGTATAAGAGTCATTAAAACCTTCACCTTTACCAGCACCATAAGGAAGACGGAAAGTGTAAATACTTGCAGGTGAATTTAAGAGTTCTCTGACAGAATAGTAAAAATATCTTTCAGCACTGTTAGTAGGTGTTCCATAGATACTGTCGAGTTCGTCTCTTGTGGTGATTTTAATGACTTCGTCAGTCGGACCTTGAGGGGTAAAACCCGCAACAAAAATATTGGTACCAGCATTTGGTTGAGCTACGATACTACGATCTCTCTCGAAAATTTGTACGCCTGGGCTATTGATAGTTCTTTGCATACAATTATTTAACAATTTACTGTTAAAAATTTACCAACTATCAAATTAATGTGTTTTCAGTTCTATCACAACCAAGTAAACTAATATGCATTTGGGAAAATAGGAAAGTGAATCCTGACTCCAATTCCATTTCTCCCGTAGATTTAGCATCAAATGACAATTCATCTAGACTGGTTGGGAAACATTTTGTGTATCTAAATTCGATAACTTTATTATTATATTCATCTAATCCATACAATGAGATATCTGTCTGGTAATCAGTGAAATTACATTCAGATTTTAATCTGGAAGCATTGTATTGACCAGTTTTCTGATCATGTAATAAATTCAACCATTGATAAATCACCCAATAGTTATTATATCCACTATCTACAACGAATTTAACGTTTACTGGTGGATATGGGTCTTTATTATGTGATGAAATATATAAAGTGTCCCCCGTGTATCGAACTGGTACACCTTTAACGGTAACACCTGGAACCATAGTCCCAAAAACGCTGAATTGGACACTATCAGGAATTATAGTATCATCTTTTCTCGTATAATTCGATTGGATACCTTTCAAAATAGGAGGAATATCAAAAACTAGCAAAAATTTATCTTTTCTAGCTTTATTCAAATATGACTGCCTGATTTCTGTATTACTCATTAAAAATATTTAATGAAGAACACCTACATATCAAACTCTTTTGGAATAATCACATTCTCTGTTCTTTCCCTAAACATCGGCGCAATGTCTTTTGGTCTGTGTCCAGCCAAACCACAACCAATCTGAGTGACAAGAAATTTCTTATCTGGATTATCCTTGGCGAATTCCAGAAAAGTGTCCACATGTTTTTTGATTTCCGCCAAGGACATTCGGGACAGATTGTGTCCTTTCGTGGGAATGGCATAACATCTTCCTGTCAAACCTTCTCCAACCCCATAGACAGCACCGAATTTCTTACGGGCTATTAAAGCGGCTCCAAGTCCATGTCGCCCCGCCAAATTCGAGCCAAAACAGAAAATCTCATTTTCTTTCAATTCTATAATGTTATCTGAAGTATATCGCATATCAGCTACCGTCACATGCAGTATTATCCATAATATTCGCAGCAGCTCTCAAAGCTCTAGCATTATCCATGGCACAATGACCTTTATGTAAGTCACTGTCTATGAACATTTTCATAGCCTGTTTTTCATAAGCAGATGCCGTCTGATGCATATCAGAAATAAATTTTTGATAATATTCTTCTTTCACTAGATGTTCTTCTCTAACGTTCATGATAATAAAATATCACAAAATTCTCCAATGTCAACCGAAATATTTATTCATCGCATCCCATTGTTCATAAGAAATGTTCCTATCAGGATTAGAGTAGATAGCACCTTCAGGAATGAACCAACCCTGAGCTTCTAATTCAGCCATATCACTAGCTGCCATAGAACTTTCACCACCAAAAAGCATGGGGGCTAGATTAGAGTGTTCAATTTTTGCCACTTCTTCGTTAGTATAAATAGAAGTCGCTGATTTATATTTGATTAGACCCATGTCAAAAGGTTCGATTACCAGAGGATGGTCGCAATCGTCTTTTTCCTTAATATCAAAGTATAATTCCGTGATATCATTGTATAATGACATGAGCATCCAGACAGTTGCCATAACTCTATCGTCATGTTCCCCTGCTTTTGCTTTCCATGATCCATTAGGATATCGAATGAATGTTTTGAATTCTTTCAGACAATCCAGAGAACGGAAAGTCACGGATTGCGCTTCATTGACAAAATAACGCATATTGAGGACTGCTTTGTATTTCGTATTGATATGGGAAATCATACCATTCTGTTTATTCTTGTGTGCTTCTTTAGCACCCCAAGAAACGAGATTTTGATACATGAACTCATTAGCCATTCGATCACAAACACCTGATCCTTGATTGTTTCTTTCAATCAATAATAAAGGATTACCCCAATGACCACAAATTTCAGCAACCATGTTTGTAAATTCGGATGGTCCAATTTTATTGTTCACGTATTCCCCAACTTGAATGATTTCTTTTGGATTTGTAATATCAAAGATTTCTAAAACAGACGCATCCAATCCGACACCTTCTGCCACGTCTCCACCGATAGCATATATTTTTTCTTGATCATATTCTTCCCAAATTTTATAATGACCATCTTTCAGAACATGTTTCGGTTCACAACATTGCGATTTCAACCTATCAAATAATGCTTCATCAATCGACTGTTGACTATTGTCTAAGAATTCGTTGCCGTATTCCTGATTGAATGCTTCGTAAGAGCCTAAGTCTTTGATTTGTTCTTGTTTCCACTCTTCGTCACGACCTGGAACTTCCCACCAGTCAATTCTCTCATAGTGGAATCTGTTTTCTTTTTTAGTCGCACCGACATACAAACGGTGGAATAGATTACCAACACCATTTGGAGTTGATGTGATGAGAATCCTAGATGTTTTAGCACGAGAAATTGTGGGGTATACGGATCGCCAGAAATCTTCAACGATGCTTTCTGGTTCAATGAACGCTAACTCATCGAGAAGGAGAAGGTTAATAGTTTTACCCCTTGCAGCGTTACCAGTAGTGGTTGAAATTTCGATACTACTACCGTTTGCCAATTCAAGTCCAGTATCACCCCATTTTTTAATACCTGGCTTTAACCAATTCGGTAATTCCAAATAAGCGAGTCGAACTCTCTTGAAGATGTTCTTAGCAGTCTCCTCTTTGTTAGCAACGATTACGATGTTTTTATGGTCTTTGAAACATGCCTCATGTAAAGCTAAAGCAGTTGCAATTGTAGTCTTACCGCTCTGTCTAGAGGACAAAACGATATTAAATCTGTGTTCATCAAAAGCTTTTAATAATCTCTCTTGATAATCAAACAAAGGAATAACTTTCTTACCTTCATCGGGATCGATGATGTAAAAGTAATTGGATGCAAAATATAATAGAGATTCTTTGGATTTTTCAATCTCCATCACCATCTCTGGTGTGTATTCAAAGACTGCATCAGCAGTTGGGAGATTGGGATTACCCATATACTCCTGTTTTCTCTTTTTAGCTGCCATAATTAAAAATAGTTACCGTAAACACTGCCATTACTACCCCCTGTGGAAGGTGGGAATATATCATTTCTCACAATATCGTCAGAATTATCAGTATAAATTTTATTATTATCTAATACGCTCGACAATTCAGGGAATAATGCCGAAGATAACTTACCGAAATAGGAATTATCAACAATTTGTTGATTAACTGCTTCCCGTGGTTCATTCGTGGTAAAATTATGCTCACTACGAACTGCTTTCAATCTCCACACATAATGACCCATCGCTGGATTGAGTTCTGATTGATCTTCATCTAATACTTCTGTCACTTCAAATATCTTAGCACCTCTACCATTGGGTCTATCACAACCGAATGGATAAACGATAATTTTATCCTGCGATTTAGGTTCACATGCAAAAGGTCCGTTTTCTTGATCGATTATGATTTCTTCCCCTCTTTCATTTAATATGGGATTCCCGTTTTCATCTTGAAGAACTCCGTCAAATATACTCAATGTTGAGAATTTTGTTTTGAAATCATCAATATGTAAATACAGGGTTAAAGTATCAGGAGAATCCATGCCAGCCAAAGCATAAATGGGTGAACCATTCTCCATTTGCATATATGCTTTGATTTCTTTCGGCTCCAACCAATACATTAAAGTGTGTTCACCGTAAATACTATTCATCTTCTCAGGATTGAATGTATTGACCATGTAACCAATCGTAACACCATAGTTATTGATGAGTTCACCAAACTGAGAATTAAAAATCGCTCTCTCTGCTTGAAAATTTGATGGATCTGCGAATCCCCCACAATTAGGACGATATACACCAGCAAAGATGTTTTCAGGTTTCAAACATGATAAAGGTATTGTAGAACATCCAGCCATAATCAATATCCTCCTTTCATTTTCCGATATATTTCTTCACCTTTTGCCATGTCATCGGGAATTTCACCCTTAAACACTTTACCAACACCCACCTTATCATCATCCCAACCTTTAATAATCATATCAGCATTTCTGTCGATCATCATATCAGGATTGCTATGACCTTTGACACCGTTCAATAAATAAGATTTCACGCTTCTCACAGCAGATTCAGGAACACCACAAATCTCAGCAGTCATTCTCATCGTTCCTTTTCTCGTAATACCACCCTCGATTAAATTTGTAGCGATTTTATCCGCGAGTTCTCTAGTGAGTAATACACCCTGCACCGATTCTTTAATTTCTACGATTTTTCCACACTGTTGACCATGGAGATTGGTAAACAATTTCAAAATTTGATTAGAATTTTTTCTTTTAATTTCCTTACCATCTTCAAATTCCACACCACCCATTGAACCCAATTCTTTTATTAAATCATCACCAATTAAGACTTCTCCAGCATTTCTAATTTTTTTATAAGGTCCTACAACCCATGGTATTTTTCTCTTCAAAGGATCACGAGTGATATTTCCACCCTTTTTATTATTCGCATGTAATGATTGTTTGATACCACCAAAAGAATCTTTATGGCGGTATTCTAAAATGGGCGATGTTTCTTCTTTTCTGAAAACATATCTTTCAGCACCGTATTCTATATTTCTTTTATCTCTAACTCTTTTACCGTATTTTCTCTTAGAGTATGGACCTCTCCAAACAACTTCTTTTGTTTTTATATCCGCTACTACATATATCACATCATCTAAAGATGTGTTCTCTTTCAAAATATGATTTTTGAAAAATTCAAGAAAGGACTGCATATTACTATTTAACGAAAAAAAGCGGGAATCACCACGATCCCCGCTTCTTGAGTTTATTTTTTCTGTCAGAAATTATTAGCGGAAGTAATCTTCTGCTGGACGCAAATCGGACACTTTATTTTGTTTACCCATGTCTGGTTGTTTTCCGCTATGGATAGCATGACCGTAATCACCATCGTTACCAACTTTATCAGTGGTTCCAGTTACTTTGGTTCCTTGACCTTTTGGTTGTGGACGACCACCTACTTTGTTGGATTTACCTTGCAATCGGTGTAAACCGTCTTTGGAATTTTTAGCACCGATGGTTCCATCATTACCAACTTTGTCAGTGGGGAAAGTGCTTTCTTCGTCTTCATCGTATTCCTCTTCATCGTATTCCTCTTCATCGTCATACAAGTCACTTTCTTCATCTTCCATTTCATCATCTCCAACTTCGAAATCGAGATCGTCGCCTTCATCACCGAAGTCTTCTTCACCACCGCCCATAGCAGCTTGAAGAATATCACATAATTGTTGTGCAACTGCACGATCCAAAGTAACTGTGATTTGCTCACCTTCGTCATCACCAAATTCGTCATCACCAAATTCGTCATCAGTAGGTGCATCGCTGAGACCCAAAGCAGCATCTTCTTGAGCGTCTTCTTGTTGATCGAAGTTACCACCCATCACAGATTCAAACAATTTATCAAATGTAGATTTTTTCATCATAAAAGTATTTAGTCTTTCCCTCGCAATTTTTTTAGATTCTTCCACAATATTTTCTTCTGCTTCTTCTCTTTGCAAATCAGATTTTAATTTTTTCAATGCCATCTCCAAACCTTCTTTCTTTTTCTCTGAAATATTTGGATCTTTTATTTGTTTTTCCAATTCATTGATTCTATCATATTTTCTATCAAAGCGTTCTTCATCTTCTTCTTCACATCCACAATAATCATCATTCAGAGCTTTATGGAATCCATCAGCAGATGTCGGTCCACCTTTAATCGGAGAATTTTTATCAGAAAACGCATTTTTAGGCGTGTTAATTTTTTTCTTAGATTTATTAATATTTTCCTCCGCGCTTTCATTTACCACCTTAACACTTTTCAACATGCTACCGTAAATATCCCCTAATGTTGGTTGTTTTTTCATAAATTATACTTCGTATGGTTGGTCACTAACAACGATATTACCACTCAATTCAGTGAAAGAATTTGTTGGATATTTCAAATCAACTTCGATTTGAGCATTGTTTGCTAAAGTTTGAACAAATTGTGTCAACGCACCATGAAATTCGAAAACTTTAACAGCATTTTCTCCAAGACCATCACAAATTTCCTGCGGTGTTAAGATATCATCATGCCATAGCATATCTATACCTTCTCGTTGAACATTGACCAAGCTATTGTATGTTTCTCTAGCAATATTCAAAATAGAATTGACTTTGTAATTCAATCTAGCTTGTTTTCTTTGCTCTAGTTGTTCAGAAGTTAATTCTTCCGATTGTGGTAATTTATTATCATTTAGTATTGACATATTATTATTTATCATCTAAAAGATATTTTATCGAATCGAGAATTTGATCCATATCAAACATGTTCATATAATTTGAAACTGGGCATTCTGCTGGTATTCCAGCAATTTCATAATCGAATAAATAGGATTTTCTGTGACCATCACTATAATCAACAGGACTGGTAATATTATCATGCATATTATAACCAAATATTTCTGGTGATGTCACATTCCAAACCACGATAGATGGTTTTCCTATCGCAGCAGCGATATGTTGGATTGATGAATCAATTAAAAATCTCTTATCAGAAATACCGACTAAAGAAACTAACTCTCCGAATGATAATCTGTTATCGATCCTGTGGCAATTATTGAGAGCTGGGTGATATGGGTTGCAAATGTAGAGAATATTATATTTGTCAGCTAACATATTAACAATAGATTGTGCAACCGAAGGGTGAATATCTCTCGCCCAATTATAAGGTAAATTGGAATTAATACCACCAAAAGGTTGGAATATTAAAATCGGCTTCTCATTAATAAATTGTCTGGAGATAATTTCATGTTCCCTGAAACCAATGTTTAACGATGGTTGGAAATATTGTTCAGTCCCAACCATTTCACACCACGTTTGAATGAGATGTTTTTGTTTCGAGATGTGCGAGGTCTCTCTATATGGTTCTTGAGCAAAGATTTTTACATCTTTTTTGTTTATGTAATTTTTATAAAAATATTGAAGATTATTGATATCTAAAGATTCTTTAACATTTGGATTTTTCTCAAAAACATCAGGATAAGCACTAGATACGATAATCTCTTCGTCGGGAAATTTGAACTTATAAGAATTAATTACGCTTGTTGCGGCAACGTGTTTACCCAAACCACCCGTAATATGAAATAAAGCTTGCATGATCGTATTTACACTTGCAAAAAATAAATGCAATACTAAATGCTTACATGGAAAAAGAAATATTCTTCATCAATGGTATGCCACGTTCTGGTTCGACACTTTTTTGTAACATTTTAGCACAAAATCCCGAATTCCATGTCACGCCAACAAGCGGTTTATCAGAATTGATAGTTGGTATCCACCAATTTTGGAAGACGAATCCTATTATCAAAGCATCTGAAGCTCCTAAAAAACAATTAAGAATTATTAAAGATTTATTCCAGTCTTATCATTCCGATACAGACAGACCAATCGTGTTTAATAAATCAAGAGGATGGGCTAGTAATATCGAATTGATTGAACTAGCTTTGGAAAAAGAAGTTAAAATTATCACAACCGTCAGACCAATTGTTCAGATAATTTCGTCAATGGAAAAATTGTATCGGAAAGAAATTAAGAATATTGAAAGTCCTATGCTTAGAGGTGATGGTATGAACACGATTGAAGATAGAGTCAATAATTGGATGGCTGCAAACGGCTTGATCGGTGGAACTTTTAACAGTATTCAAGATGCTTTTTTCAGAGGACACAAACATAAATTCCATTTTGTTGATTATGTCGAATTGACGAGTTCACCTGAAACCGTAATGAATCGAGTATATAACTTTTTAGGAAAAAAATCTTATCATCACGATTTCCACAATGTTCAACAATACACCATTGAAAACGATGCTGAACACGGATTTACAGATCTTCATACTATCCGCTCAGTAGTGAAACCGCAAAAAGATGATAGTAGAGAAGTGTTGGGTTCTCTCTATGATCAATTTGCAAATATTAATTACAATTTTTTAAGGAGCTAACAATGGGATTCTGAAACACACACCATTCACGATGGTGAATAAGCTACTCAATGAAGTTGAAAGGGTTTGTCCAGGTGCAACTTGTAATGGCGCGTTAGTACTTCCAAAGGCTAAATTATTAGTTGTGACCGTAGCACCCCAACCTAATGCAACACCGCAGCTACTCGCTCTAGAACAAGCACCGATTGCAATTGCACGTTGAGAGTTGAAAATATTTTCATTTGCAAAACTTCCAATAAAGACAGAAGCGCAACTATTGCAACTGTTATTACCTGTATTGTTTCCGATGAAAATCGATTCACATGATGCGTTAGCATTACATCCAGCATTTCGACCCAAGAAATTGGAGTTATTAGCACTTGCAGCATTACCACCAGCACTATTTCCAAAGAAATTGGAATAAAAAGCATTTGTAGCATTTAATCCAGCATTTCGACCCATGAAATTGGAATAACGAGCATTTGTCGCATTACATCCAGCATTATTACCCATGAAATTGGAAAAACAAGCACTCGTGGCATTACATCCAGCATTATTACCTAAGAAATTGGAATTATTAGCACTTGCAGCACCGCAACCAGCATTATTACCTAAGAAATTAGAGCTACAAGCATTTGCAGCACCGCAACCAGCATTATTACCTAAGAAATTAGAGTTATTAGAATTTGTTGCACTAAAACCAGCATTATTACCTAAGAAATTGGAATTATTAGCATTTGTTGCACCGCAACCAGCATTATTACCTAAGAAATTAGAGTTATTAGCACTTACAGCACCGCAACCAGCATTATTACCTAAGAAATTAGAGCTACAAGCATTTGCAGCATTATAACCAGCTCTTTGACCTAAGAAATTAGAGTTATTAGCACTTGCAGCACCGCAACCAGCATTATTACCTAAGAAATTAGAGTTATTAGCACTTGCAGCACTAAAACCAGCATTATTACCTAAGAAATTGGAATTGACCGCACACGCAGAATTTCGCCCAGCACTATTACCTAAGAAATTAGAAAAACAAGCATTTGTAGAATTTTGACCAGCACCATTACCTAAAAAATTAGAATTATTAGCACTCGTGGCATTACATCCAGCATTAGAACCCAAGAAATTAGAGTTATTAGCATTTGCAGCACTTCGACCAGCATTATAACCTGAGAAATTAGAATGACACGCATTTGTGGATATAAAACCAGCGTATCTACCAAAAAAATTGGAGTTGTTAGCATTTGTCGCAGAACGACCAGAGCATCTACCTAAGAAGTTAGAAAAGGAAGCATTTGCAGCAGCACAACCAGAATACAATCCCAAGAAATTAGAATGACATGCATTTGTAGCACTCCTACCAGTGTTATAACCTAAGAAATTTGAATATGATGAGTTATTAGCATAATAACCAGAATTACCACCTAAGAAGTTAGAAGAAAAAGCATTTGTAGCACCATAACCAGAATAATTACCTATGAAATTGGAAAAACAAGCATTTATGGCGTTTCTACCAGTGCCAGCACCTAAAAAATTAGAATTACGAGCATTTGTAGAATTTCGACCAGAACTAGAACCTAAGAAATTAGAACTGCTGGCGTTTGTAGCGTTACATCCAGCATTATAACCAAAGAAATTGGAAAAGCTAGCATTTCTAGCATTACACCCAGTATTACAACCCGAGAAATTAGAATGACACGCATTTGTAGCAAGGCGACCAGCATTTCGACCTAAGAAATTAGAGTTATTAGCATTTGTGGCTGAAAGACCAGCATTACAACCTGAGAAATTAGAAAAGAAAGCGTTTGTGGCAGAATTACCACTATTATTACCTAAAAAATTAGAGTGACACGCATTTGTAGCCAAATTACCAGCACAATTACCAACTAAAAATGTATTATTAGAAGGAACGCCAACGTCATAACCAATTGTGACTCCACAATTTCCTCGATTTCTAATTGCCACTGATGGTAATCCACCTCCTAAAAAAATATTACCACTTGAAAAAATTTGATCACAAGAAAATGTATTAGGTTGGTCAATTCTAGCAAAATTAGCCGAATTCGCTCTAAAAGTTGTCGTGGTATTTTCCCAATTAGCCGAATTCGCTCTAAAAGTTGTTGAGGTATTTTCCCAATTAGCTGATAAAGTTGAAACATCAGATCCATTTGGACCCATATAATCTTTAACCGTGTTAAGAGTGGTGTTGAATGTGGTCCCGTTTTGATTGAGAATAATGACTTCACCACCAGATAATGGTGTTGACGCAGGAACATATTGAGAAATCTTTGGCATGTTATTATTTAACATTTACCTAAATAATTGTATGAGCATAAAGATAACATCTCTTAAAAAAAGTGAAATGGATCAAAAATCCACTGAAAACGGTTATCTTTACAAGGATATCAATTTTGATTTAGAACCTCAATACTTTTTCAATAATCAATTAAACAGAAAGGAAAAATTGAAAGATGTTCAAGCTATTTTCGATATTGAGTCGATAAAAAATAGTATCGCCAATTGTTTCACCACATCACCAGGGCAAAAAATATTAAATCCTACTTTCGGTATTGATTTGAGGCGTTTTTTATTCGAACCTATCAACAAATATACAGCCGAAGTAATCAAAGATGATATTATCAACAAGCTTCCAAAAATGGAACCAAGAATATCTATTAAAGATTTAAGAATTTTGGCTGAACCAGATAATAATGAATATGAAATCTATTTACAGATAAATGTCCCCAGTTTGAATATTACTGACTTGTCTATTAAGTCGAAATTAAACACAAACGGGTATTCGATACTCTAAATAATTAAAATGAAAGAATCTCTGGAATATAATTTACCGAAAAACGCTTACATCAATTTTGATGCTGTCTCTTTGAAAGATTTCATCATCCAAAGATTGAATGAAAATTCCAAATTTACAGATCAAAACTACGAAGGTAGTAACATATCATCTTTCATTGATATTATCGCATATAGTTATCACGTTCTTCTGTTTTATTTGAATCAGACTGCTTCGGAAAGTATGTTTTCCCAAGCTACTTTATATGAAAATATTAACAAAATTGTAAATCTAATTGGTTATAAACCCACTGGAAAACAAACATCTCTGGTACCTGTTTCTTGTATTGCAGGAGCATCTTTACCTGTGGGGAGCTACACTTTAAGAAAATATAGCTATTTTTTAGTTGATAAAATTCAATACACATTAGTAGATGATTTTACTTTTGAAAAAACGATCACGGGTGATCAAGATATTGAAAGTATTAAAAATAATTTGATACTTTATCAAGGTAATATTGGTGAATATCCATCCTATTTCGCTACTGGTGTTGAATTCGAAACTCTTCCCATCGTCGTTGTAAATAGAGTGGATAATAACGATACCAGATTCATCGCTGATGGCACTATCAGCGTGTATGTAAAAGAGGTAGATGATGGGAAATGGTATCAATACAGAGAATTGGATAATATCTTTTTGGCGAATGATAGTGATAGATATTACAGTGTTCGTCTCAATGATGATGGTTTTTACGAAGTAAAATTTGGAAATGATATTTTCGGTAGAAAATTGAAAAGTGGTGATGAGGTAGCTATCTATTATATTCTGAGTGATAATACTAAAGGACTAATCAGTAAGAACACCATCAACGGTAATAAAATTTTTAATTACAATAGTTCAAAATTCAACCAAATTTACAATGATACGAGCAGTATTTTATCGGAAAACATCATCAATCTATCCAATAACTCCTATCTAACATTCACCAACACTGAAAATTCCACAGCAATTTCGAATGCTGAAAGTGTTGACCAGATTAAAGAAAATGTCCCTAAATATCTCAATTCTCAGTTAAAATTGGTAACGGAGGAAGACTATGATAACGCCTTTTTGAATAAAGAGATGGCAAATGTTGTAACTTCTGTGAAAACGGTCGGAAACAAACAATTTATAAACGAATATATTGATTACTTCTACAAGATATGCGTCGATCCCAATAAAACAAACAGAGTTATTATCAATCAAGTCAATTTTGCAGATTCTTGTGATTTTAATAACATCAATGTGTTCTGTGTTCCGAAATTCAAATTAACTGAAGATGGTGCTTATCCACCATTTTTATCAAACGCATTGAAAAACTTGATTGTCGAAAAAACTTCCAAGAGAAAAATCATTAGTCATGAAGTTGTCCCCAGAGATCCTGTTTACATGGCTTTTGATATCGGGTTCACAACATCACAAGCTTCAAAAGATATTTCAGATATTAGTAAATTACAAATTATCAGAACGAATAATTTTAGAGTTAATTCGGAAAATTTGAAAAAGAAAGTTGGGGAAGTCATTCTAAATTTCTTTGACAATTCTAATAACAAATTAGGTCAAAAATTGGACATTTCCAAGCTAACATCAGAAATTTTATCTTTAGAAGGTGTCACTGGAATCAGAACAGTGAATGATAATAACGAAATTTTCAATGGTATATCATTTGTATCTTGGAATCCTATCTATGAAAACGCCGATGATTCGATTGTTAATCAGACTACGAATTTACCGTTTTTCAAATTCCCTTATTTTTACAACCCTCAATCAATTTATCAGAAAATAATCATATCCGATGAGTAATTTAGCAGATTTAGAATACTCCATCATAGACTTCAAGAATCAGCCGTCTTTAAGTTCTTATGCTTTGAAAGAAACACCTTTAACATTTATTCCTAATGTTGAGAATTTCTTTTATATTAGAACATTATGGGATTTCGGAGATGATACTTATTCAACCGCTCTGACAGCTAAAAAATACTATGAGAAGCCTGGTAGATATGTGACAAATTTGACAATTTATGATTGTTTTTCAAATGCTATCGTATCGAGAACATCGAAAATTGTTGATATTAAAGATTTTTTACCATTCACATTCAATGTGAATTTTGAAAATCCGACTTACAATAACAGTATCACATGGAAAGCTGGTAAAATTGAAGGACCTATCATTTTCAATGCTTTTTATCCATCAAATGTGGAGAAGAGTGATATTTATTATCGTGTGTATGGTAGTGATAGTCAATATTTCTTCCAAGATGAGAAAGATAAGTTCATCCACTTGAGGAACAATTACTCTATTTACAATAAAAAATTCAATTACAAAAAATCTTCAGATGAATTTGTAGCGAGTGATAAAATTGTAATAGATACGACTCCCATTTACGCTAAAATTCGAAATAATTCGATAGTTATAGCAAATTCGACTGACGAAGATTCTTTCTACGTTGGATTATCTGGAACAAGTAAGGTGTATTTCAAAAATGATACTGTCGATAAGGTCAGATTGAAATTCTTTTTCGATAAAAGAAATAATGAGATTTACAATAACAATTTAGCCATAGAATTATCAGCAAATATAGTAGTAAATAATGAGATTGACAGATTTTCGATCACCTCAAATGGTATCGATGGTGAATTCTACCCATCAAATTCTTTTGAACTTGATGATACGAAATTCAACAATGTTGAAATCCCTTTTGTAATAAAGGTCAAGGATTCTGAAGACTACACAGTGAAGAATATTCGCTCATTATCTTCCACAAATTTCAATTTTGTAGTGTTGTCGTCTAATGCGGTGGTTCCTCCCATGTATTACACCGTGAGAAACATTGAAGATTTCGATGGTTCTACGAGAAAATCTATCATATTTAGAAATGGTTACAAAATAAATGATGTTGAAATAACAATTAGTGGATCAGTATCTTCTATAAACGGTTCTGTTTTTAACATTGAAGGGGTATCTTCCGTTTTTGATGTATATCCTCAAGATTTCATCACAATAACTAAAAAAAATGAAGATTTCGATGCGACTGAAATGTTCAAAGGTTTAAGATTCCAAGAATTTTTATTCGATAAAGAAGTGTTGTTTGATGATTTCATAGGTTCAATATTTGGTAATATTGATTCATCTTATGATACACTGGGTAAGAAGATATATGAAAAAATAACAAATTTCGTGGAAAACACTCAAGATGTTGATAGGGATGAACTGACATCTCTCATATCACAGATGAAAATGATGGGGGTAACGCCTGATAACATCTACGATTCGTTGATTGCCACTTATCCATCAAAAATTAAACGGATAATGGATATCGCATCTTTGTCTGATAATAAATTACTTGGATTCAAGAACAAATTCAATCAGAATTTCGACCTAAAAGGTTATTCGACTAGAGAAACATACGGTATTAATTTAGGAAATCAGATTAATACCGACACATATGTGATATCGGCAGGTATTCCAATTGTAGCTTTGGAGAAATTCAGCAATGAATATGTTTTCTTGAACACTCTACAACCTGTAGAGGATACTAATACGAATTATTACAAATTATCTGATTATAACGAGAATTGGGGATGGGGTCTGGTTCTTCCTTCGGAATATAGTTACAACGATATCAAGAAATTTTACCTATTTTTTGAATATAATAATGTTTTCGACAATACTCTTTATGGTAACAGTATTTTAGACAATAGTGAAATTTTTTTCAACATGCTTGATAATGAAAATGTGATATTAGATGAAGTTCCCGAATATCGAAGATTCTTGATAGATGTTTTATTTAGAGATACTCTTTATCAATCGCTTTCATTGGTTAAATAATAAAAATGGCTGGTAATTTGAACTTCAAGATATCTAAATCGATAACGAATCCTGATGTGGATGTTCGTTACGCATTGGATGTTAGAGAACCCCTCTCTTTTTTAGATTTTATCAAAAATATTGATAATATCATATCGGCAGAAGTCAGTCAAAATTACTATATCGAATATCTGAGAAATTGGAATCAGATAAAAGATGTGAATGCTGAAGATAGTGATAAGACTATCATCGAAAATTGTAGGAATTTCATCAAAGATGTTTCTTTGAATTTTACAGATGATGAAGAAAAAAGATTCTTATCACAGATCGATTTCAATGATCCTTTGGATTTGGAGTTAGTGATTCCATTTTACAGTAGAAAATTGATAGAAATCACCAATTTCTACAATCAAAAAAGAGAAGAACTGAAATATCAAGTAATAAAGAAAAAAATGATAGGGACCTCAGATTTGTTAAAATCTGAAATTAGGAAGAATATCATAAATTACTTGGAAAGTTTACCAGATGGTAATTATTCTTTCAATATTGATAATGTTAAACAAGATTTGAGTATCGAAGTTGAAGAATTGTATGATGGGTATCCATCATACTTCAACCAAGAGGCAAATGAGAGAATATATGATAATAAAGATTTGGATTATGAATTGAATCTATTCCTCAGAGATAATTCCGATATCATCGCACAAGATTTTACGGATTTCACAACAGAGCAGTTGGAGTTAAAAGAAATAGATGATTTATTGGAAAATAAGAGAAAATTGACCAAAAAATACATTGGAAGTGATTACTATTTTCTTTTGACTGGCTCAACGGTTACGGATTTTATTTCGGGTATTTTATTCACAGCAGATAATCCATCGAGAAACTTTTTCAATATTGATAATCCAACTACTGCATCCACAGATAGAAAAATTCTACTCACACCAGAAGAAATTGGTTATTTTAGACCACATAAAACCTCGATTATCAATATCGACGGAGAAATATCAACATTTTCTTATAATCTAGAGAATGTCGAACCCAATACTATATATTATTTTCCAGATCCAAATATTAGGGGAAATAATGGTGAAATTTTAACATTTGTCAACAACGATGATTATGTTAGAAGGAATTTCACATCTGGTAAATCCAAAAATATCCCATGGAGTAAAAAAGATGATACAAAATACTATGGTTATACTTCTAGAATAGAACCTAGAGTTGCCAAATATCTCGAAGATGTGTTTTCATCTGGATATATCCAAGATTCTAAGTCGGACATCTACAATAATTTATTCGGATTGTTTAAAAATGATGGAAGTTTCACTAAAACCATAATCAATAACAATACACCGATTCGATATTACCAAATTTTAAACGGACATACTTTTTATGATTTTCTATATGATGAGGGGTATAATTTCAATTATTCCACTTACGATAATACCACTTATGAAAGCACTGTTAGATCTGGTTTGAGTTCTTACACTAGTAATTTCAGTTTCATAAATCAATATTATCAAGTATTCGGTGGAAATTTCACAGATGATTATTTTTACTATTCTGGTGAATATCTACCCGACTTTCAAACCTTTGATGGTGCATTTTTTGCTAATGGGAATACTCCTTATATTGATACTGTTTCGTCTGATTTGAGTGCTTTCGAGTATTCGGGATCATATTACTATTCTACTTTAGTGGAAGGTGGTGTGAATAATCTAACTAAACCGCAAAGAGCTTTATTAGACCCGTTGTTCCCTTCTTTAACTGCTAATTTGAATCTAAATTTATTACCCAACGGTTTATCATCGTTTATGGTGGATGGGCAATTTTTCTACAGCGATTATGAAGATTTATTACCGTCTATACCTGTCATAAGATATGATGATACTGTTTTCAACAATAGTGAATACATCTTATCAGCATCTCCGACCAATAATCTTTATGATAGATTGACGTTGAAGGGTGGATTGTATGTCAGAAACTCCTATACAATGAAGGTTTCTAAAATTGAAAACGAAATGAGTTACTTGTCAGGTGTATTACCACTGTCGGCATACGCTGAATGCCTGAGCGCAGTGGAATCGTTCGATTTGAATGAAGATTTGATGATCATCAAGACTGAAAATAACATAGTATTCGCTCCTATTGAGTTTGAAGACGGTGTTTTCAACATACCTTCTAAACAAACTTTCAATTTCAGTTTCAATAAAACACCTTTTAACAAAATAACGAATACTTACAAGAAAGATAACTTTATATATTTCTCAATTTTGAATCAAATTGATCCTATATCCGCAAATAATATCAGAATATCTCCGACAATTTACGAGATGGATTTAGAAAAATATAGAATATCAACTTACACTGGTGATATTTCAGATATTAGTGTCGGCAACATCGATTTCACATACATTGATACACCGAAATTATCATATAATCATAGAAAAGATATTTTCAATATATCCTTCTTATTGAAGGACGATTCGAAACAATTCAGTATTGTTGATATCGAATATAGAAACAATCCGTTCAAATTGTTAAAATTAAACCAATACGATCAAAAATGAACACCGCATACATCACATTATCTTCCAACTCATCGAATTTCACTACCACCTTACGCGAATTATCGGTTATTGATACCACAACATTGTATGTAAATTTATCAAGTGTTTCTGAAGTAACATTGCCTCTGTATCTCAATATACAATGGGGTGATGGTAAATCCACTTTTGAAGAGAATGATATCTTTTCAGATGATAGTTACAAAAATAACTTCATAACTTTGAATAGATACACATCATTTTTTTATAAAATACATAGTAACACATATTATCCAAGTGGGACTTCTCTAACTAAGAGATTAACCGCTGTGTGTAAGATGAAATATTGTGATGATAATGTATCTACTTTCAATATTCCAATATTGATACAAAATGGTGATTACAATTCAACTATTGAAGATGTTTATCTGGTGAACACCATTTACAACTCGAATAAAAAAATTCATCAATTATTGACAAAAAGAGATGGGTATGTGATTGAGGTTGAGACACCATCGGATTAAATAATAAAGTGGATGTTTCAGTAAATAAATTATCTTCTTGTTCCCCTAGAACGTATTCTTCCAACATCAATACTTTGAATAAGTATCAAAGATATTATGATGGCGGATTTTCTTTTAATTTTTATGATGCATTTGCCGATGTTAGGGATGTAAAATTCAAAAATTACAGTTCTTTTTATCTCACTAAAAATTTCAAATTAACAGACATAGTATCCTCAGAAACAAATCCAATCAAATCTGATGATATTTTAACAACATTGAATTTCGGTGGATCTTTTTTAACATTTTCACCTAGAGATTTCGGTGTGTTACGCTTTACAGAAAATGAGGAATATTCGAAATACGATCAATATGGTGATTATGGGTTCACGACAGATAAAAACAGTGCTTCCAATTTCATCATAGAAATAGGACAAGATAACACCTGTAAGATCTACTTCTTATATCAATACAAAAAGTATTATTTAGGGATAGATAATAATAGAATTTCATTTTTCGGAAATAAAATTGGTATATCACCGATTGTATTCAATTACATTTATTCAGCGACGAATAATAGCATTTCTCTTTTCGAGAATAGTAATTCCACTTGTAAAATGCTGACGAAAAGCGGTACTTCATTGAATTTAACACCATTTTCAGAATTTAATAAGGTGTTGGCAGTGACTAATACTATCTATATTGATAGACCACTTTATTCGAAAGTGGAAGACATGGCAAATTTCAGTATTGTTGGATACGATACTGATAATACTATACCAAACAATTTGATAGAGAAAAATATCGAAAATAATTATCTGATACATAGTGAAAATGATGAGGTGGAATTGTTGGTGTTGAAAAATCAATTAACACAGGATGATACATTTACATCTGGTAACAATCTATTATCAACATCAGGTTCTCCGTTCTTTATAGATAAAATGAGAGATTACACGTCTATTTTCAACGATATTACTAAAGAAAAAGACGAAGAATTGACGTTGAATTATGTCTTTTACAATAAATCTTATGTGATAAAAAGTGGTAAGAATTACTTGAAAGCACCTTCTAGTCTCGCCCCTTTTCTAAAAATAAATATCAACGATACTAAATTTGTAGAATGTGGTGCGTTCTCATTCGACACCCCAATTTACTCTGACAAAGTTTATAAGCTTGATGATGATAATCTTTACAGTGATGGTCAGGTTTATCTATGCACTTGGTTATCGGGTTCACCATTAGGCGATGAAAAGATTTGGGTTGATCGTTATTACTATCCTGATTTCATCGAAAAAGAACAAGCACTAAAACTCAAAGCCACTTTCAATCCGACATATGAAGATTTGGTCGAAAATCTAGTGAAAAATGATGCTTTTATCAGGGATAGCTTATCAGCTTTCCAAGTTTTTGATAAGAAAAGTGATTTTGTTATTGAACCAAATGATAAATTTGTTTATGAAAGAATTGGTGATTTTGATCCAATCCTTACCGATGATAGAATTGATTTATGTGATGAAGACAATCTAAATTATTTCGAAAAGATAAATGATGCAGGAGAATTCACTTTATTATTAAACTTTAAGGGTGATTATAGCAATTGGATTTTCAAAAGTAATAGAAACAATATAGAAGCTGGACTAGAAATCATTAAAAATGGTAATTTCGTGGAATTAACTTATATATCGTTTGATCCAAGTGATAATACATACAACAAATTCAATACTATTCAACCGATAAAAGTTCTGAAGGATAATCATATCGTTTTTTCAATAAATGTTATGAAAGGAATCGCTTATGCGAATCTGAATGGGAAGATTGTGTTGAATATTAATTTCGACAAGTATCAATTTTTTGGTAAGAAAGTGTTGTTCGGTAATTTTATTGCGAATTTTAATAATGAGAACAATTTTTCATTATATTTGAAATCCACAACCTTCAATGAATCTCTGATATTACCATTTGTCAATGATAATGCAAGAGTTGACAAAATTGAGATAACACTTCCGTGTGGTCAGAGAAATAATGATGATGAAATTGATTTACTACAGTCTATTTGTAATAACCAATCATTCAAATCTAATCATATCAACATATTAATCAGAAATACGACCTTACCCGAAAGTATTAAATCGGATTTGGAGCGAATAATTCAGAAAACATGTGATGACTTCACACCAGTAACTACCGAATTAAATAATATCATCTACTTCAAATGATTTCTTATTATAAATACACTGCTGGAGAAGCATTCACGCTGAATGGGATAGATTATCAGGGTTTTTTCACGATTTCTGATGGTAATCCTTATACTGGTAAGCAATATCAAACGGGGAAATCTGAAATTTTAACACCGAAGCAAAATTTCATATCAGAATTTTATCTAAACAATTTAGAATTCGACAATCAATTTGAAAAAATTGAAGGTGTTCAGCCTTATTTCTCAAATTCATTCGATGTTTTGAATAAAACCGAGTTGGATAAGATTTTCCAAATCATAAATAGAAACAATTTGGTCGTTTTCAAATCTCTGATATTACAGAACCCGCAGATTGTCGATTTCGACGAAAATAATTGCCATTACTACGCAATATCATCCAGTGAATTAGATGAAAAAACAACCGATGTGATGACTGGGAAACAAGTTTCAATCGGTGTTGAGCGATTTCAAAATTCGGAGAAATGGGCATTTTTAGGAGAAATTAAATATGGTGATTTCGTGGTTAAATCTGACCAATCGTTCAAATATCTATGTTCAACAGGTAACGATTTGATCATAGTTAAAGGTTCATTTGATAATACTGACGAATTGATATATGAAATAACGCCTTTAGGTTTCGGTAGAGAAGTATACGATATATATTACGATGAATTTGATAACAAAATTTATGTGACGATCAATGATTTGATATACATTTATGAAGGATTGAATTTTATCGAATGTGATAATTTTGTAATATCAGACACAATTCAAATTAAATCGGTGGATACTATCGGATTGAAATGGAATTTGAAACGAGAATTTTCAAAAACCAAAGGTGTTTATAATACCAAATACTACAATCAAAATGAAAATGAGACAGATTTCATGAAATTTGGCGACAAAATGAGAACTACTTTAGAAAGTAACGTTTTAACTTTGTTTAAAAAGAATGAGACTGAACCTTTAGTCAATTTTAAATTATCCAGCTATAATATAGCTAATGTTATTTCCATTGATATCAGGGATGTTGACGATTTGGTTGGTATTTTACATGGGAATGTCGGTAATTATCAAATGTGTTTTTTCGATCCAAATGATGTTGATAACACTATAGTCAATTATCCGATAAACAATGTTAAACAGTCTGATGTTTACACATTAAAATTTTCATCATTTGATTCAAATATTATCTTTTTATCAACAAGAAATAAAGTAGAATCCAGATTCATATCTAACCCCACTAATACAGCAGCATCTTTTAGAGAATTTGGTTTGAAATATCCACCTAGATTGAAATTTGGGGAAGCATTTATAAAAATAAATACTAATACGATCAAATGGAATGTGGAGGATTCTAATTTATTCACGAATATAAATTTCAAAGAAATATCAAAAGGGGTTAAAAATTATAATTTGTTACACAATTCAGGTAGATTGTATGCACTGAAACACGATATTCAAGATACTTTCTATTCAGCTATTGATAAGAGTATGTCAAAATACTACAATGGGTTAAAATGTAGCAACGATTCGTTTGGTATTCTGTTCAATAAAGAACTTTTCAATATAACTAAAGATATGTTGACACTTTACACCAAAGCTACTAATTGCTACATCATAAAAAATGATGATGTTTTGTTAAACAGAATCAATCAAATCGAATTTGATTTGAATAATTTAAGAATTAATGGTAATGAGAGTGTTAATACTGTCACCATGCAAAGGATATTTTCTCTAATAGTTGAAATACAAGAAAAATTGATTGCTAATTTGATCACTAATGAATAAATAATAACATGGCACTTCCAGATCTTACAGACCAATTCATTTCGGATTCATACAAAGGTATGCTCCATACTTCCAATACCCCAGTAGATTCTTCAAATAAAGTTCCAGTATTTGACGGATTGGGTAATAAAACAGCATTAAACGTTGGTAAAGATGGTGTTCATGTTTCAGGAACACTTTCCACTGAAAAATTAACAGTTGAAGGGTTCAATACTATCATTGATTATCTCTATCCAGTAAATTCGGTATATCTGAGTTTCGATGATACGAATCCACAATCTAGATTCACTGGAACTTCATGGGAACAGATTTCTCAAGGAAGATTTTTAGTAGGTGTTGGGACGGGGGTAGATGTTAATTCAGAATCTGTCGCTTTTATCTCTGGTAATGATATTAGGGGAGTATATTCAGTTAAACTAACGACAGACCAAATCCCAACACATAATCATTTAAATGGTGTTTACGCTAAAACATCTGCTGATAATCAAGCTAATGGTAGTGTATATGGTATAAGTAGGCAAGACACTCCTGGAAACGCTACAAGATCTATAGATATCGATGATATGACAGCTAATTCATCGCAAGGTTTTACATCAAACGTTGGGGGTAGTAATTCCCATACTAATATTCCACCTAGTTACGGTATTTACGTCTGGAGAAGAATTGGATAATTAAAAATATGTCACAAATTTTAATCTCAAAAATAAAAATTCGTAGAGGTACTAATGCACAGCGATTGTTGGTGCGTTTGGATCAAGGAGAAATCGCATTTACAACAGATACTCAAAGATTATATGTTGGCAATGGCGTGACTTTAGGAGGGGTTCCAGCTACCAATAAAATCAACACCCCCCTATCAATTGTTAATAGTTTATCATCCACATTCGCTGAAGTTGGTGATATTGTTCCAGTTAATAATATTTGGTATCAATTAACAGCAACACCTCATACTAATATCAACAATTGGGGTAGAATTGCTACTAGAGTTGCCACTGATATTGTTTACGATCAAAATTCGTCTCTTACTATTGGTATGAGTTCGGTATCGGCATCCAAAATCAATCCTAATACAGTTTCAAATGGATTAGTTATTAGAAATAATCAATTACAAGTCAATTATAATACAAATTATTTCGGTCTTTCAAGTGGATTATTCACACCGAATGCTAATTCTTTAACTGAAAGAGAGATCTTATCATCATCTTTTGGTAATGGTCTTAGTGGTGGTAATAGTAATAAAATCACATTACGTGTAAATCCGAATCAATTCTTGTTCGATACTGGCGTATTGAATCTAAATTATGGTGCTATTAATAAAATATTTTTACCCCAACAATCTGTTACAACATTATTACTATTGTCCAGTGCAAATATTGGTGACATAGCTAGCTTGGACGGAACATTTTATCAATTAACCGCCACACCAAATACAAATATTAATTCTTGGACACAAATCAGAGATAGGAGAGCAATCCAAGGTTCAATTTTCAGTTCTTTAACTGGGTTGTCAGCCGTTGGTTTTGGTGCTAACTCGTTATCTTCAATATTTGGTGGAACACCTGCCCACACTTTGAGCGGTGCTATACCTAACCTTAGAATCACACAATTTGAAGCTATATCATCGAACGGAATTTCTACTACCAGAATTAGATTGTCTTCTGCTGGATTTTTAACTTTTGAAGGAGATACAACCACTAAAACAGGTGATCGTGTCGGTAGATTCGCAATCCCAATTTTCGCATACTAATTATGAGCATAGAGATATCCAATAACACTTTACTGAAAATCCTCTTTCGTCAAGGAACTGATAATGATAGAAAAAATATCGTATTAAATTCTGGAGAACCAGGTTTCACGACTGATACTAAACGTTTATTCGTTGGTGATGGTGGAACTTCTGGTGGAATTTTGACAGGTAATAAATTTTTAGGTAGTGTTTCAAACATCACAACATTGGCTCCCGCTGAAATTGGTGATTTCGCTTTCAATATTGATAATAACGTGTTATACAGGCTGAAAACAAACAGTGGTTCAGTTTTAAGTGATTGGGAAGCAGTAGCTAGTAAGGGTGTCACTTCAGATACAACCAAATCCGTGATTGGTAATCAAATAGAAAATGTTGTCAGAGTTAATAAGACTACTTGGGCTTCTTTATCAACAAGTAGAGATCCAAATAGTTTTTATATCGTATCTGATGTAAATTATATTAACGTGTAATTATGATAGATTTCTCTGGTAGGACAGTATCTTTAGGGGTAATATCATATACTGGTAGTAATCCTCTAGTAAATACACTGAGTAATCTTTTTCCAGGATTAGTATTAATCAATACTATCGGAATTGAGAATTATTATCAAAGTCAAACACTTGATGAATTTAATCAAGTGATAGAAACATTCAATTTAACAGATTTTGGAGATGGTAATTATCAAATATCGATAATTTTTGCATCGGAAACAAGATCTTACATTAGTCCAATATTTCAAGTAGAAACTTTTAATAACGGTACATTAACATTAACGAGTGATATTGATCCTTTAGATTACTTCGATATCTATTTATATATCAACGTTGTTGATATGTCATCATCATCATCATCATCATCGTCATCATCGTCTTCCACTCCAACTCCGACGACAACTATCGTCCCCGAACCACCTTCTTTACCAAATTTTACTACTGTAAGAACATCAACTATCGTTTTCGTTATGCCTAGACCACCCGCATCGTTATCAGGGTCATTAAATTTTGGGATAAATACTACGACGACTACTACAATTATCAGAACATCGACAACTACTAATATTCCAGACTTCACCACAGTGAAATGTCCACCGAAGAGTTGTAATATATTAGGATTCTGATAATTATTACCATGAGAAAATTAACAATCGGCATGGCAACCCATGATGATTTCGATGGACTGTATTTCACCATACAATCAATAAGAATGTATCATAGCGAAGTATTGGATGATATCGAGTTCGTAATAATTGACAATAATCCATCATCGGAACATGGTAAAGCCGTTAGAGAGCTAACAGATTGGATAAAAGAACCATTTCAATATCTCCCATTCACCAAATATAAGTCAACTACTGTAAAAAATAAGGTTTTTGAATTGGCAGACACTCCATACGTATTATGTATCGACTCCCATGTTCTTTTAGAACCAAATTCTATTAAAAAATTGATAGAATTTTATGATAATGGGTTAGATGAAGGCAATTTACTACAGGGGCCTATTGTATATGACGATTTCAAAAGCTATTCAACACATTTTGATGATACTTGGAGTAGCTACATGTGGGGGACATGGCAAACAGATGAACGAGGGGAATCAAAAGACAACCCACCATTTGAAATTCCGTCTCAAGGAATGGGTTTATTCTCTTGTAGAAAGGACTCTTGGTTAGGATTCAATAAAGAATTTAGGGGATTTGGTGTTGAAGAGGGTTATATCCATGAAAAATATCGTCAAAACGGTAAAAAAACATTATGTTTACCGTTTTTGAGGTGGATGCACCGTTTCGGTAGACCAAATCCAGCAACATATCCAAACAGTTTGAAAGAACGTTTCCGTAATTATTTGATAGGATTCAAAGAATTAGGTTTAGATACTAAAGAAATGAATAAACATTTTTCAAGAGTCCTGACTTTAAAAGAAAGACAAGATATGGAAAAGGAAGTCTCGAAATTATTCGAGAATCCCTAAATCATATTCATATCGAACATCTGATAACATGGCATGATATCTCTCTTCAATATATTTCTCCAATGCCATCGGTTTCATAAGACCATCCAAAGAGATATTCAATTCTTCAGCTTTCTCTTCGATGAAAATGAAAGCTTCTGCTAAACATGCCCATCTAGCAAATTCAGTCAGAGTCATTTTTTCATCACCTTTTTTAGTTTTTATCGTTATCACTCGTTTGTTTTTTGTTTAATTAATTTATCAATATTAAGATCTTCAATCGGTTCTGTGATCAACACGGTATCTAATTTAAGAGTGACACCATATTTATTATTACAATAATCACACTCTACTACAAATTCTTCCATAGGTTTGAAGATACCATCAAACATATTTTGACCACAGTTACATGGGAATTTTACTGAAGCATCGTCTAATAAACTTTCATACGTGCGAATCACTTCTTCCTGTTCGACGATAACAGCATCGGACTCCTGTAGCATATTTTCAAGTGTCTCGACTCTCTCGTCAATTTGTTTCTTACCTAAGAGTGTTTCCAATTCCTCAACTCTTTTATCTTTTGATGTTCTATTATCAACCCAATAGGTCACAACAGCGTATCCTAGAGCCGCCAATACGAATCTTTGCGAAAACTCTTGTAGATTGTTCGATAAACCATAAGCAATAGCACTTGATACTAATACTCCCAATAATATTTGTTTCCTATATTTCATATATTTTTTACTTTTAAAATGATATCTGCTGCAATATCTGGATTAAATTTGAAAGAGATATTAGATGACTCCATTACTCCTTCCAATTTGGCGAATTCTTCGTTCACCATTCGTTCCAGTTGCTCGCAGGTGTAGTATTGTGGGCTAGTTTTTAAGTCCATCAATTTCTCCCAATACTTCTCATCAAATTCCTTGACGTTCACCATGTATTTACCAGTAGTGAAGAACTCGATACCAACCTTACACAATCGAAGGATTTGGACAAAGTTTTTCGGGCTGAATCCGTAGGTTTCCACTGCTTTTTTCCTTTTACCCCCCAATTGACCACTTCTTTGACCAGTTGCCAATTTAATTTCACTGAATACATAACCTTTCAACGAATTCTTGAGAGTATTCGTGTCAATAAGGTCATAAGCATGTGCAACGATTTCATCAAAAATTGGATGCTTGTATGTAAATGCTGTATCGGGTGCAAATAGAATCTCCAACACCTGAGTATTACTCTTTCTCAACAATTTCAAGTAACGAGTAATCTCGTAATAAGTGGAATCAATATCACCAGTCTGAACAATAGACTCAATCGTGTCCAGATTAGCCAAATATCGCTTATTTTTAGCTACAAATAGACCACGATGATCGACATCCGATTCTGGTGTATTCAATCCATACAGAGTCGAACCACCAATCAATTGACAGATCAACTTTCCTCCACAATTTTTATATGCTTCGTGATTTTCAATACTAATATCCTTCATGTTTTTCATATTCTTCTACATTTTCATCATATTCATCAATAAACCTATCTACGATTGTTTTCATACAAGAAAACATCTCTCGAACAGTGCCGTCACCGAATCCACAAGCTAATTCATAACCATCTGATGTTCGATAAGCACTCCAATAGACTTCATTCCATCCACCTAAAGATTTTTCACTTTTCGATTCTATTTCAAAACCCCTATAATTTGCTTTCATGTCCACATGTATTCTCTATACTTCACAATTGTGTTCATAATCTCCGTATCTTTAGACGATAGAGATTTTTCCAACGCATCAAATTCTTTAATGTTCTCCCCTTCCCAATTATCAACTTGACGTTCTAGCTCAGGACGTTCATTTTTCAAATAAAGATATGCTTGTCTCAACTCTTCATATCGTTTTCTGATTTTATCAATCGTATCTTGATCGATATGGCCTTTGTCAAGCTCGTCCGCCCAAACTTTTTCGTTGAAAATAAGATCATTTTCCTTTTCCACATAATGAATTAGAGACTCAAATAAAACAATTTCAATGATATAATCCTTGTCTTTCCAGTCACCTTTAAGCTTGTCAGTAAGCCATTTTTGTCGATTTTTCTTTTTCTTGGTCATATTAATTAAAATTTTCTCTATCTCTAAAGAGAATATCAATTTTCTCCAGATTGTCAATAATATTCTCCTGAGACATGGAAATATTGCGATTGATATAAATTTTATGACAAATGTCTTTAAGGATTAACAATTGAACCAGTGGTTCATAAGTGTTAATATGTGTTAAATCTGATTTATCGGGTATCTCGAACATACCCTGATTGTAATCTAGTTTTTTATTCGTTACCTATGGTGTATTTTTCAAGAGTTTTATCACCATTTTCCATCAAATACATGATCATTTTTTCCAGATTACCTTTCAACTTGATCAAATCACCATTTTTCTGATATTTTTCCATTTTTATGATGTTCTCCAACTTGGAAGACGCAGCGAACGCATTATCTACAATGTTTGCCAACGATTGTGGTAGATCTCCAAACTCAAACGGTAAAGTATGAGGTGCTTCTGCCAATTTTTCATCCGTTTTATATTTTCTCATTTGTTGGGACGGATTTAGTGAACTTTCAAAGTCGAAATCGATGGCTCCTGAAGCAATAGCGGTGGAATATGGAGAATTGGAAGCAGACATGTTATTATTTAACAATTAATCGTATGTTTCAGCTTCAAAATCAACATACTTACACCCGCAATAACAATCCCCTTCATGTCCTTTCTCACGGATACAGTAATATGGCATATATTTTTGTCTCCCACCACATATTCTAGTAATTTTAGGAACCCACGACCATACTCCATCACCGATCATGATACGGTCATCATCTTCAAATTTTTCCAATGCTTTAATCAAGTCTTTCTTTTTCACAATTACTAATATATTCTAGTTTTTTAACACCAATTCCACTAAATAAAGATATGCAGAACAAATTCAAAGCTAAATTCCTCAAATTACTCAAAGAAGCTCCTGAACTCGATATCGATCCTACTTTAGAGCGTGATGCTGCTGAAATGTCACTGGATGATGATGTATCCATGGATGATTACGATGTGGATGTTGAACCTGATCCAGATGCGGTAGATGAAATTGGTGATGCTGTAGCTCGACAAAATGAGCAAATGGTTAGCGTTATCGATAAATGGTCTGCGAATATTGACAAATTCCTTGGATATCTCAACGGCGATCAGCCAAATAGTATTCAAAGTGTCCTTGCCACGGCAAATCCAGAGTCTATTTTAGGTAATCTGAAAAACCAACAAGTTAAAATCGGTCGAATTGCTTCTGACCTTGCTGCTCTTCAGCAAGCGTTTCTGACTGCAAAGAAGTCTCAGTAAGATTATCTATATTCTGGTGGAATGTAATTATATTTCGTCGGATCTTCGGAATCTTTCATTGCATCATGGATTGCTTTATCAGGCGTAGAACCCCACCCCATGGCTTTTCGTTCTTTACCATATCCCTCATAGACCACCCACTGTGAGTCGTATTCACCAGTATCAGCGATAGCCCATGTTTCACATACAAGTTCGCTAGCATTTTCATCTAGCCAGTCGAATAATTCTTTGTAATCAATCATAATTTCAGTATATTCTAGTTTTTATTCAAATTTAGAAACTTGTGAATTTTTGAAATATGTTTTGATATCATATTACTATCTGACCATATAGTTATATAAGGATGAGCAAAATTCAACATTGATATACACTCGTTTAATAAAAATTTCATTTCACTGATTAATTTATTTTCTCTAACCTCTTGCTTTGGTTTATAATTATTCAATATAATACTCATAACCTCAGAGTTTGAAAGAGACTCTAATGCGAAAAATTCAAATATTTCTCTGTCTCCGCTCTCCCATTTAATTTTCCGATACAATTCCGCTTTAACTGGAGTATGTTCGTGATACTCACCGCTAAATTCTGCATCTAGGTAAGGAATTTGGTGATGGTGATGGTTACGATTCAACATAATCATGTGACCATCCGCTTTTCCACCTACAAATAAATATTTTTCCATTTCACTCATATTATTTTATCAATTTCATCTTCACTGTTGCTGCCAAACCCTTATGGGTGTTCTTTAGAATTAAATCTGTTGGGTATTCATTCATTTCATAAGCCATACATACGGCATTTATGTCTTTGAAGCGTTTTCCGTCATATTCAGGCCAAATAAAGACTTTCTCTCCCATCTCAATGAGCTTCAGGGTCTTTTCTCGTGCAGTTTTGTCAATCCATTGGCTATCAAGCACCCAAATCCTCTCAAAAAAGTTCAAACTGTCTATTTGTTCTTGTTGACTAAAAGTAAACAATTGTTCACCTTTAGTAATACCCCCAAGACCAAGACCATTCCTAACAAAACAGGCATCCAATGGACCTTCTATGATGAAGACTTTATCCAACTCGGATGAAATTCTCTCGATTCCAAAAATACTTCGATCTCCACCGTCTTTTGACAGATAACTTGAGGATTCATCATCTAAAATCTTTCTCGATTGGTAATAAATAATCTTACCCGACTCGTCTTTGAACGGGATCACCAAACGCTTATCATGCTTCTCATCTTTTAGAGATAGATAAAAAGCATCAGGACGATTTACCGCTTTATCCAATCGTCTTTCTTTGATATAATCTAATGCTTTTTGGACAATTTTATTATTTTTATAATAATCTGTCTGATTTTTATCGAATAAATTGATACTATCGAGCGGTAAAGAAGATATAATTTTAGGTTTTTCTTCCTTTTCTTCTAAATCCATAACATTTATCATCCCATAATTACCTTTTTCAATTTCATCTACAATTTGATTGAAAGACATACCCGAGACTTCCTTAATCCACTTGTATGGTTTGGATGACCAGCCACAGTTATGGCAAAATATGTTATCGTTCTCTGGAATGTAAAAACATCTCTTTTTACGCCCCCAACTCTTACCCTCTCTACATATGGGACAACAGCAATTATAAACATCACCACTACGATTTACTTTGTAACCGTATTCGTAAAATTTAGAAATTACGTAATCACTTGGAATTACCACCATTCTTTTTTGATTGGTGTTCGTATTCCGCTTGGATAACTTTGAAGATATTTCTTGGAAGAGTTTCAACGTATTCAATAATACCTTGTTCTTTTGCAAAGTCAAATTCTTTTTTCGGGACTTTCTGTATCTCCATCAAAGGAGTAGAAAGAAAATGATAACAGTCATCACTTTTAGTGACATAATTAAAAAATTGACCAACGAAATCCCCCGCTTGCACAGCATAGACATCGCCTTTTTTGATTTTAGATTTTAATAAATCAAATATCATCTTGAATATTCATTCTTCCAGCCATGAATTCTCCGAATTTCTGAACGAAAAGATTTTGCATGGCATTATCCTCTAATTTATTATTATGAAATGATATTTCGACGATATTACCGTCTAAATCATACCCAAACAATTTACCACATGCTAAAAATTCTTGCATTGTCGCTTTGAGAGCATTTTTAATATGATTTTTATTACCCTTTCTTTCTTTTTTAAGTTTTTGCTTCAAAGATTCACGAAGGATTTCTAAAACTTTTTCATCCACAAACACCTCATCAGGTGGTTCTTCACCCTTTTCCATAATAATATTTAGTCTTTTTTATAGACTGAATCGTTTTCGATCTGACCAATACCTTTTTCAATCAAAGTGGTGATAATAATCTCCATACTTTGGGTTTTCAGATTAAAATTTTTAATAAATCGATTACCACCATCATTGATTTCAAATAACACATCACCTTTGAATTCTTTATTTTGATAACAAGTAATGATGACAGATGTATTACTCGGATCTACCATCACAGTCCATTTACGAGGATCGTGTTGACCATATTGGTCAAACATTTTCACAACAACAAAACCAGAATCTCTCAATCTTTTAACAAAATAACCCTGCGTGGTGATATTATTCTTCATAGAAATATTTACTGTCATTTGGATTTTTGCAAGAGAAAATTTTCCACTGATGAATAGAAATCATCATCTTTTAAATCGAATCCATAATAAGGCGTGATGTTCAGATAACGATCTGGTTTAATACCGATGTATATCATTTTTTGTCCATTCTCTCTTACTGGGAGATTGTCGATTAACACATTATCAGAATGAGACAGATTCACATTCGTTCCGTATTGATATCCACCATACATCGTATTAAATCTTGCTTCGTTGATGTCCTCTCTAGAGATTATATTATCGGAGGTGAATCCGAAATTAGCTTGAACAGAAATTTCTGTTGCATATTCTCTAGTGGCAATTGTTAATAGATAAACATTGTCGATTCCAACGTAATTACGTGCTAAATTGATAACATCGTGCGCTGAAGGTCTTACTTTAACATCGTAAATACCACCGTATTCCAATACGATAGTGAAATCACAATCTTTTTTCTCTCTTAATTGTCTATCCCCGAATATAAGTGTCTCGTCGCAATCAATAAATATTCTTTTTATCATTTTTTTAGATTGTGGAGTTAAATATATTTACACCAAATTATTATTATGTCAATATTTGAAAAGGAAAAAGAAGTCGTGGATGCGTATCTAAAATGTGGGAAAATATATGAAGTTAGATCGCAATTCAAAACAAGTATGAAAAATATAAAACAAATTTTAGAATCCAATGGAGTGGTCGTTTCGCGTAGAAAACAACCATTAAACGTGAATTATTTTGAAAATATTGATAGTCCCGCAAAAGCATATTGGTTAGGATTTATCACGGCAGATGGTTGTATACATAAAAATGGTTACAAATTAAGTTTTTATGTAAGAGACGAAGATATATTACCAAAATTTAAAAATGCTATCGGTGCTGGTAGTCCAGTTAGAATTCGTGATCGTTATGATAATCGCACTGATAAGACATACACACAAATAAGCATACAGATATCATCAAAAGAATTTTGTCAATATATAAAAAATCATGGTGTAGACGAATATAAATCTAAAATTTTTCATTTTCCGAAAATAAAAGAAGATTATTATTCTCATTTCATAAGAGGGTTGTACGATGGAGATGGTAATTTAACCATAGTAGATGGTAAGTATCGGGTAAGCTTTTTAAGCACTTTAGAATGTTTAAGTTTCATACGAAATCATCTTTCATCCATCGGAATACAAACACATAAAATAACACAAACTAAATATGTGAATCTTTATAACATAGGGTTATGCAAAGACGCATTTAATTTTTTAAAATGGGTGTATAAAGATTCCACCGAATCAATTAGATTGGATAGAAAATATAAGAAATTTACAGATAATATAAAAGCATTTGAAAACACTAAACGAATCATTAGAAATGTTCTAACTGGTGAAGAGTATTCAACACATGATATAAACGAATTTTGTCGAAATAAAAATTTTAATCCAAATGTATTGAGAAGAGCAGGAAAGAATAATAAACCAACAAAATCGGGTATTCATAAAGGATGGATACTAGTCCCCCATTATTAAAATATCCATTGCGATAGTATATTTTTAATTATCCCCCTGCCTAACTCATTAGCAGAGTGAATGAATATTCTAACATCATCTTTATCGGACAATATAGATTTCAAATATTTTGCACAGTGGATACCACATTTATTTTGAAAATTTTCCCACTCATACACACCTGTTATTAAACTTTCTGACATGTAATGTTGCACATGTTCTTTCGCCAAATCACAATCAAAAGAAATTGCTCTCGGTAGTCCTTTTTCGTTGAGAATTTTCACGAAATCATCATAATTCCTCACGATCTCCCAACAACCATTGGGAACACCAGAGTATTCACATAACATTTTACCTTCCCCATAAAGAAATGCTTCTTTGGGTCTACGAACATCATCTAAGAATAAGTTATACATTGAGATTCTTAAAAAGAATTGTTGACATATTCAAACGTTTTTGAAAATCAGACCATTTGATAGGTGTATCCATATCGACACCATCATTCTGTCTCCAGCCATCAGGGTCCATCATTCGGACATCTGGCATGGTTTTGAGCCACTCGTGTGCTGATTTTTTAGCAAATACTTTATCCCATCCATCAGAATATGCTGAATTCTGTGGTGATGTTTTAATAACTTTCCCTGTAATTTCGTTAATCGCCATAAATAATTTCTTTTATTCTTGTGGTGAATTCTGTTTTTTTACCGAATTCACAATTAAAACAATAGTCCCACAGATAATCCTCGATATCGGGATCGACTAAATGTTTGATACTATTGTAGATTTCCTGTTGCTGATGATCGAGAGCTTGAATAGTCGCTCTCGCATCTTCTATCTGTAATTTTGTATCTTCGTCCATGATTAATTCTTCAATGAGCTAAAAATATATTCCATTTCAAAATCACCACTCTTCGTGATGATACAACCAACACCTAACTTAGAGTTGATCTTAAATAGATTACCAGTCTTCGATACTTTAGATAATAATTTCAAATTATCAATCTTCAAAATGAAAGAATTTAATTCAAAATCAACATCATCTCCCACGATGCTCAAACAATCGCTATTAGGGACAGTTTCATCCCCAACTTTCCACACCAGATGATCATCTTCTGTGGAAATATACAATTTTTTAGTATTAGTGATAGAAGATTTCTGGAGAATATTGGAAAGGAAATCAAAATCCAATTCGAATTCGATACCGTATTCAAAATTACGAATCTTTTCCAAGGACAACTTAGGTCTAGTGATAACACCATCTTCATGTAGATGATATTTGAATTTGATTTGCTTATCTTTATACTCCAAATGATTACCATTCAATTTTAACTTGATAGTATCAGACGATACCATATCAAGTGCTTTGGAAAGTTTCTTTAGAGACGGTAAATTTAGATTTTGTTCCTCAAAATCACCTTTGAGATAAGCATGAGCATACATGGAGTTGTCCTCACTAGAGGAAATTCCATGTATGCCGTCATCTTTCATCTCCAAAACGCATGTATCACTTATTTGGGATAAGCTTAGTAACAGGTTCTGAAAGGGTTTTCTGTTTAGATTTATTTGCATAATGCTTTTCTAGCATATTATTCTGTTTTGTCAATTTTGTAGAAATTTCTTTCAACAAAATAATAATTTCATCCACTTTAGTTGGTTCGAAATTCAGTTCCAATTGTCCATCATCTACTTTTTGCTGGACTTGGGGTAATTCCTGTGGTGGGACATAATTAGGAATTGGAACAATGGGTGGTTGTGGAACTTGTGGATATTGGAGAGGATGTGTTGGTAACGCGACTTGCGGTTGTTGTATCCGTCTCTGTTGTTGGATATAATCACTCATACCTCTTTTCAATGTTGAGGTATCTGTCACTAATGTGTCAGGTCTATCAACCCACAGATCATCCATCTGTTTGGATTGACCAATCAAAAATGCCATTGCTTCGATTTCTTCGGGAATATTACTCATAATTTATTAAAGGGGAAACCCTCTCCACTGATTGATGGAGAGGGTGGGTTGAGGATTAGTTGTCTAAACCAGCGAGAAGATCATCAATATCTTCATCATCATCGACTACTTTCTTTTTAGTTGTCGCTACCGCTTTGGGTTTTTCGTGAAACATGGGAATGTCATCATCTTCATCCTCATCTTCAGTCACAACCACCTCTTTTTTAGCTTTAGCCAAGGGTTTGCGCTCTTCTTTTTCTTCACCAACGAAGAAGTGTTCATTGAGAACTTCTTGAAGTTCATCATAAGTTTTCACAGAATAAATTGCTTCCAAATCATGAAGAGATTCACAGATCTTATCAATTTCCTCCTCATCCAAAACGGTTTTGGACTTAGTAGTGATGAAAGAACGCTCGAATGTAGTGTAATCACCTTTCTTTTCAACTACGATTTTGAAATCGTGTCCTTTAGTAGGATCAAAGATATCCCAACCAAGTTCATCGGAACGCTCACCTTCAGTAGCATCATCAATAATCTTCTTGAGTTGAGGACCCATACGAAGAATCTTGACAGTGCCATTGTTTTCAGGTTTAGCTGGATCATCAATCACATAAACATTCACCAACCATTGTTCTTTTTGGGTGATTTCAGCTTTATATTCTTTATTCTCCACTTTTGGATTAACTTCTTTCCATGCTTTCCAAAGCTTCCAACGCAATTCAGAAATCGGATCACGATCACCAAATGTTTGAAGACCTAAGAAACTCATGTAAGAGCCAGTCGCCTTACTATTCCAACCATGTACCCAATGATGGAAGAGAGTCTTTTCAGGGTCTTCCACGTTTGGAATCAATCGAAGAGTGTAAGTATAACCAGCGGGAAAACTCATGATATTTGAGAATTGTCCACCAGATGACTCACTGTTCTTGTTTAATGCTGCTTTGATCGAATCGAACATAGCTGCGCCGAATTTGCTTTTTGTTTTTGTTGCCATATTGTTGTTTAGTTATTGTAGTTGATTTTGTATTTTAGTCAATGCTTGTTTTGATAATTCCTTCATTTTTTTCGACAGATAAAATTTGTTTTTCGTTTTTTGAAACGTAATCCAAAAGTCTGAGAAAATAAAATCCAGAATACGACTCTCTACCTCGATTTTTGAAACACCTAAAGCATGGAGCGTATACATATTTATACGATGATTCTTCAAATGATCAATAATATTTGGTAAAGCGTTCTCAATATATAACGGATATTTCTCCAAAGTCAAGCCCTTTTCTTTACAAAAGTCTCTGACAAATTTAAGACTATCCACTAATCGTCTGAGAGAAGTTTCCGAATCGGGATCATCCGTCTCGATTTTCTTCATGTATTGAGAGTATACTTTCTTTGCTTTGGAAGTCAAGAAAAAATCCAAATCAAAGTAGTCATCATCCTCGAAAATCACATAAGGAGCAGAAAAATAGTCATCAATTTTTACATTTTGATAGCTGTTGAAAAATCTCTCCAGACTGGCAAGTTGATCAATTTTAGTCTGATCCATATCAGAGAAATCCTTACGAATCCGAAATGGTTTATCGCGCATCTTACGAGAAATCGCAAGGTGGGAGTTGTAAATTCTTTTTTGAAAATCAGTCATATCTCGCATACCAATCACACCAAGCATCTAATAGTATTTCTTCTTGATCCCTCACATCCCATTCGACCAGTTCAACCCATTTTTTAGGTAACTTAACACTATCAACATTTTCATCCAACCACAGAATATACAATGGTTCAATATCAGAAATTTCTTCGAATGATTTACCTTTGTATTTACCAAAGGTAATGATATCTTCTGGTTTCGTCATTTTCTTTTCTTTTTCTGTTCCGAGTTAATGTATTTCGTGATGAACTTACTACGCGAAATAGTCGGATCATAATCAAGAAACACTTTAACAAGTTCTTGATCAGAGTCAAGAGATAAAATTGTTTTCAAAATCGTTTTCAACTTTTCTTCTTGGAGAGTTGCAACGAAAACATTCTGAATGGATAATTTTTTACCTTTAAGGTGATTAATAAATGTGCAATAACAGAGAAAAAGATGTGTGGTCTCCTCCCCCACAATTTCTGATGATGGATCAAAGTTCATAATTAAAATGTATCAATTGAAAATTGTTTAAAGTCGCGGATTGGTTTAGTGATATTTTTATATTGACCATATTTAAAAAATTTACAATATCCTATATTATCAAATATGACTCTCACATTAGAATGTCCTCTAAAAATATTCATGTCAGTCATACATGTTCTAAATTGAACTTTTTTTAGGTTGAATACAAATTGTGTGTGATACATTTTATTGTGAAATTCTATATTATATAGAGTAGCTGTATATTCAGTATGTGCTAAATAAACCACGAATTTATCATTAATCGCTGCTTCATATGCTGCGATTGTCAATAGTAATGTGGTAGCACCACATCTTCTTCCACCAATAGTATGCCACCCTTTTTTAATACGGTGATACATAGATTTCTGTGTCTCATTAATAGGAAATTTATTAAATTCCTCAAAAAATCTATAAAATTTTTCATCTTCCGATTCTGGATTATAAAATTCTCCAAGATAAACAGTTCCTTCCAAGGGGTTACTATCATTCCACGCTAAAAATAACATGTGTGTCAATCTACGCACATGATCGTAATCTTTGGGTTGTTTCTCTGCTGGATAAAATTTTTCAGAAATATTAGATACTTGAGAAACAAATCTTAATTCCTCTCCCATCTGTTTATTGGGATTGTGATCCTGATTGATATGTTGGATTTCGTATAATTTCATTATATCTCCGTAAGTGTTTCACTAAATTTCAAAAATTCCTTGGTGATTTTACCTCCTGATGCCCATTCGCCACCACCACCGTCACACAGATTAGCAGCCATTTTAGCAATGTCAACCTCCGAACCTTTGTATTTTCTAAAGGAAACGAATTGAGTGTCTGGATTCATCACAATCACCACATCTGCTGGATAATTTTCCATGATGGAATGAGATAATTCGTTCACAGAGAACTTGGAAATGGTGGAAATGACCTTGAATTTTTCCCATTCACCTGAATATAGCGTGATTTCTTCTAATTCCTTCTCTAATTCTTTAAAAAATCCTTCCGCAAGCTTAACTTCCGCAGTGGTGAAACCGTCGAACCCGTTCCAGAAGCGATTTACAAAATTAATGAAACGATTTCCTCCCGATTTACGATAAAGAGCATTCAAATACTTGGTTTCCTCGTGTTTTAGGTTGTAGGAGTTGTAATCATCCACGTAAAGAAAGAATTTTTTCAAATTCTTAGTAAATTCCACCTTTTCTTTGAACTTTTTATATAAAAGTTTGGTGCAGGATGAGCATTCTTCCTGAATTTTGGTGGAATCCCATGTTTTGAAGTCATCAGGACGGTCTGAAATGAACACAACACGGTGATCGTCAATCTTTTTTACCAGATTTTGATCAAGAACCATACCAACTACGAAGATTTTATCGTAATCTTCTGCATTTTCTTTAACCCAAGGTAGGTATTGCTCCTCAAATTTACCAAAAAAGCAGTGACGATACTCGAAATTTTTAAATAAATTACCCAAGAGGACGGTAGAACCAATACCATCCAAATCAGAATTAACCCATGCGAAAATTTTCTGCATGTTATAATTACCAATTTCTATAAATTTGTCAAGAGTATTCATTTAAGCAGGATCGTTTGTCAACGAAAACGATATAAATTCATAGTTGGATACAACACCATTTTCATCAACATTACCAATACCATTTGGTCTAATGTCGTAATATTCCAAATTTTTATCTTCTACTATAAAAGAAACATCCGCAATCAAATTATTGTCTTTAATGTAGAGGTCATCAATCACCCCCACAACATCCGCTAAATCAACTTCAACAGATTGGGGGGCATTACGAGTTATAAACAACCTTTTATTTTTTAAATAATCACAATTTAATATGGCTTCTTTTATAAGATCTTCAGAATAGATTCTACCATTTTTATTAGGCGATCCCAAGTTTTGTAATGCGATTTTACCTTTAATTTTCATTTAATTCTGGATTTTCGAATATGTTACCAATGATGTTGATATGAGTTTCGTTATAACTTCTTAAAGGATGACCATTAAGATTAAATGATCCTGAATGGAAATATATATTTTTGACCCATTTAAAACCACCATTTGTATATTCTATAATATCACCCTCGTATATGTCTTTCCCTTTGGAATCTTTTAGTCCAGTGTATTGTTGAATTTTACACCAATATAAAGGAAATGAACATTTTTTAAAATATTCAAAACCACCATACTCAAATTTTTTCTGGTCATAAAACCAAATTCTAAATTTATAATCATCATTAGTGTTCATATTGTGTATTACACTACAGTATCAATCGATTATGTCAATCACTTAATTTCTCTAATAATGAAAGTTCATCATCATTCATCAACTCTTCTTCATCATCTTCCGATTGATAAACAGTGAGCGTGGAGTAATCAATTCTCATGGCTTGCGTCATTCCCCGCATTCCAAAGCGATTTTTCATCATACCGAGTCGAATCACACCCAATTCCTGATCTTCTTCATTCTGGAAGATGGATGTAATAACGTCAGCAGTCATAACAATCGCCAAAGACTCAGCAACACCTGACATATTAGGATTATTCTGTCCTACAGCAGATCGATTTAGCTGACATGCGCTAATTATGGGGCATTTATAGACATAAGACAACGCCCGAACCTGTTCGCAGATGTTTTTACCTTTTTCATAGCTGTTACTACCAGCAGCGGTCATCAAAGTGATATAATCAAGAACAACAGCATCAATTCTGATACCAGAATCCTTCATTTTCTTAATGAAAGCTCCCAATTGCTTGGGTGTAATCGTAGATGGTGGGAATTCTTTGATGTAAATGCGACCATCAGTGTTCTTATGTTCCTGTTCTAGAGCATGTCTGAGGGTAGGAATACAATTACGGAACTCCTTCATAGGAATCTTCGTCACATTGGACGCGATTCTCTTTGCATAGAGCGTTTCCGACATTTCCAAAGTCACTACAAGCACATGTTTACCCTGTGATGCAATGTTTGCAGCCGCATTGCCGAGGAAAATACTCTTACCAATGTTGGATTGACCAGCAAACACATACAGAGCCTTACCAGCTTCTTGAAATCCGCCTCCTAGAGCCTCATCCAACCATGGCCACTTGGAGGAAATGGTAGCTTCATCGCTCAAAATGTCGTCAATGACCTTCTCAATATCCCCGTAAAGCTCAATTCCCTTATCAACATTGAGGTTGATACCAGCAATTTTCTCAAATTTCTCTACGATCTCAGCAGTATTAGCTTCTCCTTCGGAAATTGCCTCTGCGGATTCCAAAATGGAGTGATACATTCCTCTTTCTTTGAGGAATCTCTCAGTATTCTCATATAATTCGTCCTGATTGTGGTTGGAATCTATCTCCTTAAATGACTCAATCAGCTTTTTGAAGTTGGATTTGAGTTCATCGGTGGTGAGATAGGTCTTTACCTCTGAAAATGTGGGGAGAGATTGCCGTTTCTCGTAGAAATCCGCAACAATCTCAAAATACTTGGCAATATTCTTATCGGTGAAATACTTCGGTTGAACGTAATCAGCGATGGAAGCTAAGTAAGCTCCATTCGTAATTGCATTCTTTACCAGAACCTTTTCAAAATAATCAAAATCAATTTCACTCATGCGTTTCCATATTTGGAGAGATAATAAGACTCACCAGATTTCCAGTCCTCCGTAAATTCTCTCAGTCCTGGTGATTCGTGAGTAATCATAACATCACCAACACCGATTTTCAAGCCTTTTTCTAAAGCTCTAGCACACATGCAAAGATCGTAAAAATGAAAGCCTGATGGACAATCCTCATCAAATCTCACCGTCTCAATCGCCTTTCGATTAAATGCCATGAAAACACCATCGATCATCACCACACGATGGGGATATACACCAAAGCTCGTCATATGCTTCTTATCAGCGTTACCATGAGCCACCGCGCCATGTAGATTGCCACCACCAAATCCTCCACCCATCAGATGCCAGAGTGCAGGAGACTTGATTTCAGCCTTGGAACATCCCGCCACACCGACAATATCGTATTCTTGGAATAGCTTCTCCAGCTTTGGGCGAGGGTCATGTTCCAGATGAACATCATCGTGAATGAACATTACGTAATCAAATTTCTCTTTGATCGCTAGGTCAAGACATTCATTATAGACCTTGGGAAGTCCTTGAGTGTTATTCAATCTGGTGTGCATGAAATCATCCAGATCGAATTCTATCGCAGTTTTAGTCAAGGGAAATTGCCAATCATTGCGTTTGGTTGCCGTGAAAATGGCGATATTAGAAGAAACATTAGGATTTGGCATGGGAATACCTTAACACATCTTTAGGTAATGTCAAATCTTTAAGAAGCCTTTGATATTCTTTATCAAATTCTGTCCACTATTTAAAAACAATATCGAACACTAATACCTCATTCTCATCATCACCAATGCCGTATTCATCCATTATTTTATAAGCAATTTTTTTACCAAAATATTTAGCCAACCTTTTAAAATCAACCACCATCGTATCAGATAAAGAATAGACATCTTTTAATAAAGAAAAAACATTAACACCATAAAAAGAAGCATTTCTCCTCGCTTTTTCAACATTAGGATTACATACAAAAGAACTTACTGCTTTTTGAGTCTTACCGTCATCACCTCTAAAGCAATTTTTATATTGAGATTTGGGTAATCTCATCATTTTACGAAAATCTTCAGGTAATTTAAGATATTCATCTCTTAAAACGGAAGAGTTGTACGTCCCGTAATGATTTGATTGATATCGAGCCAATTCTTGAAAGAATCGGTGGAATTTTGTCAAATCTTTCTGGTATGCTTCCATCAATTTTTGATATTCTTTATCAAATTGGAAGGATTCTGAGAAAGTATCTTTTCCCCAATTTTTTCTAAAATATTCTCTCAATTCATCGGACATGTCTTCAAACACACCAGAATCCATTATTGATTCATAGATATCTGCTGGTATGAACGTATTAGGAACTTCCTTAGCAACCCATTCAGCATATTCCAAAGAAAAATCAGGGTAGTCCGCCAACAATTCAAACACTTCATCAGGAATACTATCCCAATCATTATTCCAAGACATCGCATATGTCATAGCAAAATACGGATGTTTTAAGACATTTTCGATATCATCAAGTTTATTTGCTTCAAATTCTGGATATTGATCGGGATATTCATCATCGAATAACGTATCTCTCAATTTTTTATACCTAGCAACTTCTTTCGGAGTTAAATTATCCATTTGATAGGGGGATAAATCAGGTATCATGTTTATATACTCATTCCTAAGACTACTATCCAGTTGTTTCCAAATTACATCATGTAAAGTATCTCGATAATAACTCGTTAAAACTGCTGCTTTTTCTTTATGGGAAAAATTATTCCACAAAACCACAGCCTTTTCCAAATCTACATTCGGGTCGTTAGTGTAAGCAGGTAATTGTCGTTTAAATTCTCTCTTTCTCTCTAAAAATCCCTTTTCAACATCATCTAATTCTTTATTAACCAATATTTTTTTATATTTCTTTAATTCTGGATATTCACTAACTATTGCATCCCAACCACCCTCAACTGGTTGAGTGTCATTATCGGCAAAAGTCCATTGATATCCACTGCTAGTATGATCTAAGACCATAATGTGATCTTTTTCAGACTTTGATTTTTTCTTAAAAAATATGAAATAGAAAGTGGAATTATCGTTTAATCTATACATCGAATATAAATTTCCAGCACCTGGTCTAGAAATACAGAATGTGTATCCTTTTCCATACATTACACATTTATCCTGAGAATCTCCACGATAGATTGTCACGTTCTCATCATCAGCGATAATATCCTCTTGATTAGCGACTACATCTTTAGTAGGTGCTTTCTTTTTCTTAAATTCTGATTTACCCTTGGCAGCATGGATAGCCTCTGTGAACTCTATCCATGATTTGTATTGGAATGGGTCTTTCTTTTGTAAAGATTGTTTATATTTCTCAAAATCCTGAACTTCCCTACGGATTTCCTGTTCTGAAGCATCGTTTTGGAATTTTTGCACGATCTTACGAATTGCTCCTTCGGAGAACTCCATTATTAATCTACGATATTCTTTATCAAATTCCATATAATTTTATTTAATATTATGATAGGAGTATGTTTTATCGGAATGCTCAGGATTTAACATAAATTCTGATACAGTATCGAAAGCTTCTTTGATTAGAAAGAATTGAGAAAAGGGAATCATTATTTTATTTAGTTATTTCCACTAAATAAGAGTATGAGAAATTACGGATTTGATTATTTGGTAGAAAAAGTTCATCTAATAAATGAAGAGAGAACCAGCGTTTGGAAAACATATTTTCCTAAATTTAGCGAATTTTATAAAGAAGTCAGTGGAAAAATAAAAAAAGATGGTGGTGTAACGTCACCTGGTCATTTAAGAGAAAAAACAATCGAATATTTGATGATGAATTTATTAGATATATTCAAATATGAGTCTAATTTTTCAGAATACACTAAAAAAGTTTGTAAAGTTGCACCTGGTCAAAGAAGAGAATCTTTTACAGACGGATTCAATAAGTGGATGGATATGGGTAAATGGTCTTGGTCAACACAAAAAGAAAAAGAATATGCCCTTTTCACAATTGTTAAAAAACATGAAGATGAAATCTTATCACCTGAAATAAAAAATAAATTTTTAGATAAAAATAATATCCTCGAATACTTAGATGCACCATCGGATCAAGGAACTAAAAAATCGATAATCAGTGATGACGAAGTTTATACACCAGAAGAAATTGAATATATTCTGAAAAAAGGGGAAAAGTTTTATAAAAATCAGAATGATGTGGCTAAACAGAGATTGAATTTATTTCTAAAAAATAGAACAGAAATTTCACCTGAAGATTCCCAATACATCAAGAGTAAACCAAGAGGATTCAGTCTGGATGGAGTTGAATGGCTTGACGAATTTCAAATTAAAGAATTATTGAGCGGAAACGAAAAGAAAGTCGAGAAAAAATCCAGTATGGGTAGAAGAATTCCTAAAACATCCCATGCTGCTTTAATTGCAAATGAAAGGCTCAAAGAACGAACTGGTTTTTCTAGAGAAGATCGAGATAATATCTACAGTCAAGCTGCTCCTCTTTTAGCTCAAATAAGAAAACTAAACGCTTCTCTTAAAAAAGGTGAAATATCATTATCTGCTAAACATTCGCCAGAAAAAGAGTTTGCTGAAAATATCTTGGACGAATTGAAGCGTATTAAAATGCTGCGTTCTGGTAAAACCAAACCACATGATAAAGTAGAACAAATATTAGCTACAAATAAACAATTATCTGATGACATTATGGATGAATTGGTAGCCTTCGCTTCTAATAAAGAAGGAACCACCAAGGAAGCATTTTCCGATAAAACAGCGTCATATGGTAATGATATAAAAGCTTTTGGTGATTATATTATTAAAAAGGCTAAAGATGATGTATCTGAAAATATGGAAAACGAATCAAATTTGTACGATGGATATGAAGATGCGGTTTTAGATGAAGTGTTGGATACTCCTGAAAAGAAAGAGATATTTAAAACATGGTATAGACTTTCAAGAAAAGAAATTGCTCGTAGAGCGGAAATATTCAGTAAAAAGAGTGGATCAATGATGAAAGCACAATTCGATAAAAATAAAAAAGCTGAAAAAAATAATCAAAAAACTGATAATTCTTCAAATGAAATAAAAGAACTCGTAAAACAATTGAAAGAATTGAAGAATTCCGATGATCCTGATTATGATGAAATTGATCGCTTAGAGGAAGAAATTGCAGCATTGAAAAGTGGTATAAACGAAAGTTACATAATGAATTATTTTTCTGAACAAATTCAAAAAGATAAACTCACCAATAATAAAGGTGAGTTTAAAGATCGTGGTTTCAAAAAACCGAAAAATTACGCGCATTGGTTATGGTTAAATGGTCATTAATCTATCTTTACCAATATTAAAGTATTTTTCTTCCTTTTCAATCCCAATATATCGTCTACCCAACTCTTTCGCGGCTACTCCTGTAGAGTTAGAACCAAAGCAAAAATCTAATACTATATCATTTTCTTTGGTATAAGTTTGAATTAGATATTTCATTAAAGATACTGGTTTTTGAGTTGGGTGTATTTTACCTTTATTTTTTTCCCAACAATCTGTAATGATGGTATTAGGATTTTTGTGGGTATAAGTGAACCATTTATTAGTTTGATCTTCTTTATAATTACCATCAATACCCTTTGAATTCTTATTATAATTCTTTCTCCTAATTGGTTTGTCGCGTTCTTCCATTATTGGATAATAATTCATGGGATATTCTCTCGAAAACACTATAATGTTTTCATGTTTTCTCATGGGTTGATATTTGGCTTGATGCATTCCTCTTGGGATATGTTTATCCCATACCCATTCATAACGGAACCAATCTCTTTTTGAATTAATTAAATCGGTTGTAAATGGTTGGTTGCCCATCAAAACGATAGGTGTTTTATTTTTAATAATCCTATTCAATTCTACCCATAATTTATCAAAATTTATAATTTTATCCCACTCCAACCTAGCATTTTGCTCGTATGGTGGATCAGATAACACTAAATCGACTGAATTGTCTGGAATTTTTTTCAATACCTCCAGACAATCACCATGAAACAAATGTATTCCTTTTTCGATCTGCATAAACTTCATTACCCCAACAATCCCAACCATCAAATTTATCTCTAGCGAATAATTCAATTTTGTTGAGATTTTCTTTTAACATATCATCAATTCTTTCTCTAACTTCATCTGGTTTTTTAGAGTGATGTTGTCTTTGTGAACTTAAAAATGATCTAACGTTACGTTTTTTGACTAATGTTGGACATCTTCCTTTAGTTGCCAATAGACATAACTCAATACCACTCTTCATGGTGTATGCTCCTCCAGTTGAAACGACTGGTTGATTTTTTTTATTAAGTTTCTGCCAAGCAAATCCCACTGTTTTATATTCAAAACCCCAAGAATCAATAACTTCAATAGCTTTTTTTAAATGATAATCAGTTGTCCAAAGGAATAATAAACAATGTTCATCTGCTATCTCTGCAACAGGAATACTTTTAATATCCTTGGATGATAAAACAGGGTATGGGGGATTGATCAACACATTTTTACCGACATGTTCGGGTGTAACCGACATGTCGTTATAATATGACCAAGGAGGATCAGCATAGATCACTTGATATTTTTTACCTGTTTTAATGATATCTTCGATCATTCGTCCGTATCACTATCAACTTCTTCCAATTCAACCAGATTATCATCATCAGGAGATGAACCATAAGCCCAATGCTCTTTGATGCGCTTCTCAAGTTCTGGGAGTAATTTATTTTCCCAAAGGTCAACGTCTTTACTCCAGACTTTGTAGTATCCAAGTTTCTCCCCAGTCCAATCGGTGTAAGAAGAACCTGAATTATCAACTACTCCCATGCCTTTCATGATATCAAGTAGCCCATAATACTTGTCCAGACCTTTACTGAATGACAAATAGAATTCACCTTCAAGGTATTGCTTGATAAAGCGATTCTTAACTGTCAAGGCGCGGATAACAACACCAGAGTAGTTCTTCTGCGAAGCTGCCAATTTATCAGTTACTTGCTTATTATCAGCATCTTTCACCAATTTTCTAGCGAGTTGCACTGTAACGGATGGTAGATACACTGCTGCTTTACCACCTGGCAT